TATAAAACGGTATTTTGCTATTCGGTTTAGAAATGCTGAGTAGTGTACAATCGTTCTCAGACGAGAATGTATCCTCATTAATAGCCAAATAATTTTTATATAATAATTGTTCGAACCTCACTCTATTATTTAGTTATTTTGTAAATAATTAATAATGAAAAAGTTTTTGTTAATAATAGGTTTTGCATGCTTATGTCATGCTGAACCAGACAATCTTTACTCATGGAAAGTGATAAAAGCCGTGGATGGCGATACTGTGGAAGTGCAGGTAGACTTTTTACCAGTTGAACTGAGTAATCATTTATATATCAGGGTATATGGTGTGGATACACCTGAAAAAGGATGGAGGGCGCAAGACGATCATGAAAGAAAGATGGGGGAACAGGCCAGTTCTTTCACAAAGAATCTTTTGCAAAATGCCAAAGATGTTAAAATTAAAGTGTTATCCTGGGACAAGTATGGAGGAAGATTGTTGGGCGATGTTATAATGGACGGTAAAAGTCTTCGACAACTACTATTGGAAAACAAATATGCCCGAGAATATTACGGAGACAAAAAACAAAACTGGGATGATTATGACAACGGTAAATGAACAGTTATCATCATTTGATAATGATGAATATGCTGAAGATCTGAATGATTATTTTGGAGATAATCCTTATAAGAAATTATATAAGGATATCAGTTAACATATCCACCGACTCGTAGATCCTGAGAATCTTCATGCATTCCCGGACCCATTCTTTTTTTGGAATTACCGGTTGTAGAACAGCCTGCCAATGCAAAAGTCAAAGCCAGCACCATCCATCTCATTTTTGAATTTGAGAACCAGGAGGTGCATAAGCCTCCACAGGAAGATTTTCCCCGATATAACCAATTTGCATTTCCGTTTTGGTTTTGGAATCTATCCCAAAGATTTCCCAACCACCATCTTTATGCTTTTTTACCTTGTATGTTTCACTCATGGTTTCCTTTATAAACTATTAAGATATAATGTCAATAGCCTTGAAACATGAATAAAATATATAAATAACCAAGTGGATCATATCAAGGTAGTTTTAGATAAACGAATACCCATTAATCTTATACAAGATGTTAATGGTCAAAATGTTATATTTTGTAAAAGCTTTAGGGATGAACTGTTTGAAACAGGTAATTTTAGCACAAAGGATAAAGATTTTGTACATAAATACGTAACTGAAAATAATAAAAAATATATTATTACGGATGTTACTACTTCGGATGGTCAAACATACAAAAATGTAAAGTTTCAGGTAATTTTAAATGAAAAAGGAGAAACACCTTTTTCAACCTTTAATCCAAAAGGTGAAACATCTGTTGCGGATTCATTCAAGCTTCCTGAAAAGAAGCAACTGATAGTTGAAACCAATAAAGCACAGGTCAAACCTGCAAAACCCTTGGATGTTTCTGAAAGCATAAACAAAATAAAACAGGATCAGGAATATATCCGGAAAGCAAAACAACTTGAGCAGAGTCTGATTGAGGAAAAAGCAAGACTTGTTAAGGAAAGAAAAGAACTGGAAGAGCAAAAACAGATTGTAAAAAATGAAAGAATCATAGAAGAGAAGATTAATGATTATAAGCAAAGTCTTCTTCAAGAATTTTTAAATGTTTCAGAAAAACAAGAAAATACAATCAAAGAAAAGCTTAGTATAAATCTAAAGAATTTTGAAAATGAATTGGATGAACAAAAACAAATTCATGGTAAGGATATCAAAATAGTATTGGAAGATCTTAACAGAAATAATGTTGAAAAACTCAAAAGCTTTCTAGAAAAAAGAATCGATGAACAAAAAAGCGAACTAATATCATTATTGGAAAACAAAGGAGATGACTTTGTATCCAAAATTGTTGATAAATCTGATGAACTTAAAAAACTGTTTGATGAAAAGTTTGTTGTGGATTTACAACAATACAAAGAAAAACTGATTCAAGAACTAAACAGTATCAACGAAAATCTTGTAAAAGAATATCTGGAAAAGAAAAAAACAGATGTGGGTGATTATATCAATACATTCATATCAAAAGAAAGATCCACACTTCAAAAAGATTTTAGTAAAAACATAGAAGATTTAAAAAACTTATTAGAAAAAACTGTAAATGAGTTTAATGAAAGAACTCCTTCTCTTGATGAAAAAATAAAACTTGTTCAGGAAAAATTGGATCAATTGCCTAAAGAAGGGCAAATGTTGATCGAAGCAAAAGATGATATTATTTCCTTAAGCAAAAAATATACCGATTCTCAAGTCAAACGTGTTTCTGAAGATACGAAGAGTTATGCCAAACGTATACTGGATCTTGGAGGGGGAGGAGGATCGGTAGCTACTCAATATGCAAATGGTGGAACCATGAACGGAAATCTGAATGTCAATGGTAATATCCTTTCAGGTGGTGTTGATTTATTAAATATATTTTCTGGTGGTGGGCCTACAGATAGATTGGTTAACGGCTCCTACCAGGCAGTACTAAGCAGTGATGGTAATTTAACTGTACCCGGAGCAATAGTTACAGCAAGTAATAGCAAGTTGGATCTTGTAGGCTTTGGCCCTAACACAGCATACTTAACAACTACACCAGATGATACCACAGCATTGTTTATGGGTACATTCGGTGCTGAATTACGTGCTAACACCTATGCTAGTATTGCTACTAATACTGGTGGTACACCGTATCTATGGGAATTTGGCACAGATGGCAGTCTAAAATTCCCAGACAATACGTCACAAACAACTGCATTTACAGGCAATCCAGATTCAAGTAAATGGGATAGTACTTTTACTACAGTAAAAAATACAAGCGCTAATTGGTCCCAAGCATATACAAATCTAATTTATAATAGTGCTGCTTATCTAAGTGGATTTAATAGCACTGCTATAACACAAAATAGTGCCAACTGGAACACTGCTTATACCAATCTTGTTAATAACAGTGCCAATTATCTTTCTGGGGCCAGCATTTCTTATGTAAACACAAACTTTGTAAAACTGTCTGGTGATACTATGACTGGGCCATTAACCATCAACGATACAACAAACCCTGCATTAATAGTTGGTAATGGTAATACCGGTTATATCAAAATTGGTGACGGAACATTTTCTAAGATAGCTGGATCAGGATGGGTTTTAGATAATCTGAGAGTGAGTGGAGCCAATTGGCAGAACGGCATAACATTTCAAACTGGGGGCGTTAACGCTGGTCTTTGGTCTGCAGGCACCGGTATTCTTAGCTTTTCAAACAACATAACCGAATCAATGCGATTAAATGCATCGGGCAATCTTGGCATCGGTACCACGGCACCTACAGAAAGATTAACTGTATCTGGCAATATTAGTGCTTCAGGTACTTTGAGCGGAGCTGACATTACATTAACAACTCAAACCGCGAAAGGTATACTGGTACGCACAACCACAGCCGCTGCTGCAGAAGATAACTGCCATATTGTTGTGCGGCCCGTTAGTGGTGTTGCTAATGTAGGTGGAGCTATTAATCTCAGAGCTTCTGGTGGCGCTGGTGAGATATACAATGGTTACATTGGTTCTGGCAATGGTACTATTACTGTGGGTGGTGGCGGTGTGTCACCCATATTTAGAGTCACAAATGGTAATAGCGGCCCACAAACAGGTAGTTCACAATTTTCTGTTAATACCACTGCTACAGTCAATGTAGACATAGCCAATTCAAATGCAGCTGCTGCTGTGCTACGAGTCACAGGTTCCACTGCTCAAACTGGTAATCTTACTGAATGGAGAAATGTTACTCCTGTAACCCTGGCCTACATTACACCCACTGGTGCCTTTAATACTGTGGCATCTGTATCATCTCAATCCACTGGGTTCTTTAACCATGTGGCAGCAGCAACCAAGTCATTCTATATTCCACATCCCACCAAACCTGACATGCATTTGCAATATGGAAGCTTGGAATCTCCTTACCATGGTATTCGATTAACCGGCAATGGATCTGTGAAATGCGGTGACTCAGTTGTAGTCCCGCTTCCAGATTATATTTTTAGCTTGGTACATCAAGAAGGTGTAAATATTCAATTAACTAATTATCAACATAACAAAACATTGTTTGTGGATGATATAGATGTGAATAACAACACATTCACAGTCAAGTGTGAGAAGAAACTGTTTGACAAAGGTGAATATAAATTCTTCTGGTCATTTACAGCCATAAGAAAAGATATACCTCAATTGCAGACAGAAATATAATATGCCAAATACATTAATAGTTCCAGCGTCTGGAGTTATATCATTTAGTAATGATAGTGCAGGAAGTTCATCTGTTCCCAATCTCTCTAGCGCTTCACAAATACAATATGATGGCGCAGGTGGTCTGGTAGTTTCAAGCCTAGCTCAAGCCGCAAGCGCACTTACCCGTTTTTCTGTTGCAGGTAACAGAGGAATACTGCTCACCGTAACCGATACATTAACAGCTACTTTGAGTGCAAGAGGTGTTATCCACGCAGATGGAGGTAATAGCAATCAATGGAATAGTAATTATACTACAACCAATTCCAACTCTGCCTCATGGAGCAATACATATATCCTCACTTCTACTGATTTCATTATAACTCAACCTTCTAATTGGGTAGTTAGTACTGCTTCTAATGGTGTTACTGCCACACTACCAGCTTCACCAGCAACTGGCACAACCATCAACTTTTTAGATGCAAATAAAACTTGGGCAACCAACAATCTGGTATTGCTAAGAAATGGCCAAACAATAGAATCTTTGGCAGAAAATTTGAATTGTGATATAAGCGGTTTTTCGTTTAGCCTTACATATATAGGCGGATCAATAGGTTGGAGGGTTTATTAATAGTAAATATAATATATTATGGCCAATTTAACTTCATTATTATACCCCATAAGTGCTGCTGTAACTAATTCTGTTGTTAATTGGAGTAATTTTTCACAGACAACCACATCTGCCCTGACAAGCAAAGTACTCAGTTATAGTGGTTCTTTTTTATATGTTGCAAATATTGATGGCATATCCTTTGCACCATATGATCAGTATCTTCAAGCATGGAAGGGTACACCAGGCAGCAGCGCCTTGGTTTGGACTCAATTAATCAAATCTAATGAAAACTTTAATTTTGAATTCAGCAAAGGATTGAATTGTAGTCCTGTGAATATAGTCAATAGTACTTCGCCATTGGCTTATGTGGCAGGTAATGATGACTTATTCGCAACAACAAGATATTTATCAGGATAAATATGAATATGCTTGAACTACAACCAGATCCCGAGATGAAGGCTAATAAAATAACCTACACTTATGATCAGTATGACCGGGTATATTTGAAGAATTATTACTTAGGAACTGTGCCTCGTGCCATACGAAGCCGGTTTAAGGGCGATGCTGGTCTTCCTTCCCAAAATACTATACCAAAAAAATTATTGTATCAAGATGTTTACCGGTATAAAAGTAATACTGCAGGTCAACCTTATTCTATAGACAGAATCTATCAGCCTGTTGTTTCGATTCCCATATTAACTAGAGTCGGTAGTAATATTACTGCAACAGTATCTGTTGTTTGCAAGTCGCCTATCGTACAATCAGGTTTTATTTACAGTATTTCAAATGAACTAAGGGTTGCCACGCTATATCCAGGTGCAGAATTTTGGTATTCATCTGCTACTGGCAATATGTATAAAGCTAATCGTAATAGTGGAATAGGCAAACTTACTTGGGTTATTACTGAAGCTAGCACAATTTATCTCAAGGCATTTTGTACCATGGAAACAGGCGTTTTATTCTCTAAAGTGGTAACTATATAATATATTATGAGCGATATTGATAATAGAAAATTTGTAGGAGGTGAGGATGAATCACCGTTGCTTCCTATTTTTAAAGGACCTAGAACTTTATTTTATCCAGGGCAACTTGCATGCAATACAGGTAGCACTAAAGGTTCTGGTCTAACTAGACTTGGTAGTTCGCTCAGTTCAGCGCTGCGGCGATATGTGTTTCGTTACGAAAATGGAACATTTGTATATCTTGCCACCAGAAAAGGTCAGCGCAATGGTGGTCGCAATGTAAAGGACAGTCAAACAGCTGGAGTTTTTACTCTTGTGGCAGACTCTGCTCTGCCAAGTTCTGTAAATACAGGACCTTTGTACTTTTCTTTTTCTGGCAAAAACGCAAGCAATGAAGATGTGTACAATATCGATTCAAACAGTAGAATCAGATATGACTCTGCTAATACCCGATGGGTTTGGGAAACTCGCCCTGCCACAATTCCACCAGCTCCACCTTCAGGACCATACTATGTAACAGCATTTTCTGCTTCTACTTCAAACACATTGCTTAATTCAAGCACAGCCAATGAGATAAGTTGGACTTATGTTAGCTATCCTTTCGCCGCACAAGCTCCTCAAGTTCCAGCCACAGTTAGCATAACTGCAAGTGTTTGGTACAACAACAATGATGTGACCAATCTCAACAAATGGCCCATTAAAAATACAGATGCCGATTACGGTGTTCCAGGAAGAGACGACGACACAGAAAAATACAAATGGCAAAGCCGTTCAGGAGGTAGTGGGCCAATGGTCCCAGAAAGAAGACCTGCATGTTTGACTGATTCACTCTTATTTAAATGCTTTGTAGGCATACCACTCAAGCCCTATGAAACAGTATTTGTGGAAGTGGTATGGAAATACTTTGCCAATAAAGTGAATAACTCCCAGAGAGAATCACTAGATGGATATCGGGGTCAATGGGGGTATGATATTAGTTCGATTGAATGGTGGTCACCCGCTCCATTTAAAGCACATACCCAGAAAGGTAGAGTATATAGAATTGGAAAACTTGAAGCAGATACAGGCATAGGTGGTTATGATACAGTTACATTTGCCCAGCGCACTCGCATTATAACCACTAAATATACAAAAGGAGGTTATACAGCATTAGAATAATTTAAACTAAAAAAACGGCCCATATTGGATGAATTCGGTGAAGCCCTACGTGAAAGTCGAGGGTAATACCGAGCCAAGCATGAAACGCTTTTCATGAAGGTGTAGAGACTACTGGAGGCATAGGAAGCCTTAATAACCAGCAAGAGCGTCCAACAGAATATATAATATTTTGAAGATATAGTCCGAGCTTTGAGTAATCAAAGAACAACGTCGCGCTCCAGTTTAATGGATGGTGGTGCGAACCACCTGAGCCCCGAGGGTCAAATGGCGTACACAAAAGAATCTGGTTTTTTGCAAACCATAGTCGATGACGGCATCACATTTAATGATGGCGGCAGAGATGCTGTGGAGAAATTGCGTGTTTCTAACCCGGAAAGCCTTATTGATACAGACTTTGAATATTCATTACAAGCCATCAAATGGGAATTTACTACCCTTAACAACAACATACCTGGAGTGTTTGCCCGTTCCAATGAACCAGCTTACACAGCCGAGCAGATCACTTCCATAATTCCTATTGCAGCATCTGGATCAAGGAATGTCACAGTCGCTGTAAATATCACACCCAAACTGCCTTTTAAAGTAGGAGATGCTATTGTTATTAAAGATTCTGCAAATTCTATATTTGTTGACGGTGCTTATGCAATCACACAGGTGCCCAGTGTAACAAGCTTTGTTGTTACAACAAAATCTCCCGGTGCTCTTTCCGGTGATCAAAAGACACCTTACACAGTTCTATATACAGGTGCTTTTTATGAAAATTCCCAAATGTTAATCAATGGTGTATCTGGTGTGGCTTCTACAAGCGCTGCAAAAATTAATTTTTCATCTCCTCACAATCTGTTTATTGGATCACCTATTAATGTACTCGACTCTAATCAGCCTACAGCAAGATATGTGGGTTCTTTTTCAGTAAGTGCAATTGATTCGGATACCACTGTAACTTATCAAACAGGAGTAAGCAGTAATTTTGTTTCTTCAACAACTAGAATTGTTGCTCCTTCCGGGTTGGTTTATGCTCGTTCTGACGGTGTTGCTATTCACCGTTATTATGACGGGGGTGTGCAGATTAATCCAGGAGCTTCTTCACCCAATGCACAAGTTATACGACAAACAAGAAAATACTTTAAATATCAATCTGGTAAAAGTGTACAGTTTAGCACAGGTGTATTGTTTTGTCCGGTTTATGATGTGGTTGCAGCACGTGTTGATACAACCAAATACAACATATCCACATACCCTTATTATGATTTTGTAATTACCACAGATCAATATCATGGTTTCGTCACACCCGACTTGTACCGTCAAGGTGTGTCAGTTGTTACCAGTGGTTTTGTTATTAGTGCTTCAAACCAAACAAACCCATATAACAAAACATTCACCATATATGAAGTGGTAGATAGCAAGACTTTCCGACTCCAGATTCCGGTGAATACAACATTCAACCCATTTCCTACCACAGATTTTAATCCAGGTGGATTGGGACAAGTAGAAGTCAGAGGATGGAATGATGCCACAGTCAGAACTGGTCTTTTCGATGAACAGAACGGAATATTCTTTGAATATGATGGTACAAATTTCTACGCATGTAAACGACAAAGCACCACACCTCTAGCAGGTACAATTACTTTTTCCACCGGCAGTACACTAATTTCTAGTTTTGATGGTAATTGCAAATTTAAATCTCAATTAAAAGAAGGAGATTATATTGTTATCAAAGGTCAATCTTATACCATGACCTCTATTAGGGATAATAATAATGCTGTAATTTCACCTGCATACAGGGGTCCATCCGATAGAAATATCAAGATATTCAAAACAGAGGAAATCAAAACACCTCAGAGCCAATTCAATATTGACAGGCTGGATGGTACTGGTGCCAGTGGTTATGTGTTTGATCCTAACAGAATGCAGATGATGTTTATTGATTACTCATGGTATGGTGCCGGTAAGGTTCGTTATGGTATACGCGCCAATGATGGAAAGATAACTTACTTCCATGAATTGTATAATAACAATGTTAACACTAAAGCTTATATGCGTTCTGGAAATTTACCGGGCCGATTCGAAATTCAAAGCAGATCCAAAGGGGGAAGAATTAAATCAAATCTTAGTACTATCTCCACATCCCTTTCAGTAGACGATGGTACTTTTCTACCATCCAAAGGACGCATTTTAATTAACAACGAATACATCAAATATACAAAATCTTCAGATAACAATTTGACTCTGGATAATAGAAACACAGGTGGATTGATAGCAGGACCAACAACTGCTTCTATTGATGATGGTTGGCTTTCATTCAATCAAAATTGTTCACCTGCACTCAGTCATTGGGGTGTCTCAACTCTAATTGATGGTGGATTCAATGAGGATAAATCATATCTGTTTACTGCTTCACCTGGTAACATTTTGAGCGCAAACAATACGGAACGAGCAATTATTAGTCTGAGATTAGCACCTTCTGTAGATTTCGGTATCCCCGCTGCATTTGGAATACGTAATCTGATTAACCGATCTGCTCTTCGATTGCGTACCATAGGGGTTGTAACAACACAGCCTATTCAAATTTTTGCTCGCATTAATTGTGAAAGCACAGTCTTCAAAATAGCTTCTGGCTGGCAGCCTGCTGGTAATGCCAGTATTGCACAGTACTTTGATCATACTACAACTGGTACCTTTAGTGCAGAAGGTGCAGGGGGTGATTTGGTTGGATCATTCTTTGTGGTGCCAAACGCACCTGTTACAGTGAACTACACCAATCCCACATGGTATACGGATAGACTTGAATTGGATGTGGTACGTGATCTGGGTAATGGTGTTCTGGGTGGTAACAATGTATATCCAGACGGACCTGATGTGATCACAGTATTTGCTAAAACACTGGATAATACTGGTGTAAACTATCAATCCATAACACGTTGTCGTATCTCTTGGACTGAAGATCAAGGATAATATAATATTATATATTTTACAAAAATAATTGTTGTGTAAATAGTTAGATGCAGAATCCATTGGATCATTTTCTGTCTGATTTAGCAAATAAAATCCAGACAGCAAAAGAATATAAAGATATTATAAAAGATTCGCAAAACGTTGATGTTAATAAGAATGTGTTTGAAGGTTTCATGTTGGGTGTGGCCGAAACCATAAAAAAAGAACTGAAAGATCAACTTCCTGAAACAACACAAATTGAAGCTGTTTCATCGATTGCCTATCAACAAAAAGATCCGGAACCACAAGAAGATCCTCTTGCCAAATTTGTAAACACTTTGGCCAACACAATAAGTGCCAACAAAAACAAGCCAATTGAACAAGAAAAACAGGATGAAGATGAGGAAAAGAAGGTGGAAGATGAACCTGCTCCAGAACCACAACAAGACAGTTTTGAAAAATTTATTGGTAATTTAAAAGATATCATACAAAAAACTCCAAAAGAAACACCAGTTCTTTCTTCACCAATTGTTCACAAAAAAGACAAACCCAAAGCTGGTGTAAAGGATTATGTAAAAGAACTAGTCAAAAATCCAAAAGATGAGAATGAGGAGAAACCAAAAAATAAAAGTGATTTGATTAAAGATTTGGTTCGCAAGTTTGTGGAAGGAGAAATCAAAGGATTCAAAGATGAAATAAGCCAAAAGTTTAATCAAGTAGGTGCAGCCTATGGAGGCGGGGGTGGTACGAATGCAGTTCAGTATGCCAATGGTGGCACAATGAATGGAGATCTGAATGTTAACGGTCACATACTTTCCGGTGGTAGAGATATATCTAATTTCTTTGGAAATGGTGGAGGTGGCGGTACTCAAACTCTTTTCTTTAATTCGAGTAATGCAGATCTTTCTATCAGTGGTGGAAATACAGTTAGCTTGTCTGCATTAAGTGGAGGAGGCAGTGGCCCTACAGATAGATTAGTTAATGGCTCTTATCAGGTAGTATTGAGTAGTAACGGTGCTGTAACTTTTCCAGATAATCTTACCATTGATAATTCTACTATTAGCAATCTTAACATGATTGACATAGGTAGTGGAGATACTTTGACGGCAGGATCGCAAATTGAAGTACTCTCATCCCAGACTGCTATAACAGCTGGTGTTACCAACACTCTTGGTAGCTCATTTCTAGCATATCAAGGTCGTGTTACAGTGGATGGTTACAAAGCTGTTGTAGCGCATCAAAGTATTAATTCGTTTGATGGTGGATCCAGTAGTCTCACATCACAAAATCAAATTGAAGTTAACCCTACCAATGTTCTTGTTGGACGTAAAGTTATCAATATTGTAGATGGAAACTCTCTTTCAGCTTTCAGTGGGTGGACTTTTGATGTTGGTTATGGTAGCTTAACATTTCCAGACAATACCACACAAACAACAGCATTTACAGGCAATCCAGATTCAAGTAACTGGAATAGCAATTACACAACAACAAATAACAATAGTTCGAATTGGTCTCTAGCTTATACAAATCTAATTTATAATAGTGCAGCATATCTTTCTGGTTTCAACAGTACGGCTATAACTCAGAACAGTGCTAACTGGAACACTGCGTATACTAATCTTGTTTATAACAGTACTGCATATTTGTCTGCTTATGACATGAGTTTGGTTAATAGCAATAGTGCTAATTGGAACAGTGTTTATAGTAATGTAAATTCAAACAGCGCGAATTATGCTCTTACTAATACCAATGTAACTTTCCAAAACAACGTAACCATACAAGGCAATCTAACAGCCCTGGGTACCAGCACATTTAAGAATACCATCTTCACAACAACCAGTGCTCTTAGTGTTATTAATACTGGTCCAGGACCTGCTCTTTATGTGTATCAAGCAGCCGGTCCCTATGATGTGGCCAGTTTTTATGATGGAGATGGAGTGGAAGTATTGCATGTGGGCAATGCCAATCCCGGAGGTAACGGATTCGTTGGTATTAATGAAAGCTTTCCCACCGTTGAATTGAGTGTTCGAGGTGCAATCAGCGCAAGCAAAACAATAACTGCTTTGGGTGGTAATAGCAATCAATGGAATACTGCATATACCAATCTCATTTATAACAGTGCTAGTTATCTGACCGGAGCAAGTCTGAATTATGTAAACACAAACTTTGTAAAAATATCTGGTGATACTATGACAGGCACTTTGAGTGTAGGTTCTGGTGGCAATCTCTTTTCACCCAGCTTTGCCACATTTGTAAAGAATTCATCCTATGTAGCATTAAGTTCCACACTTACTGACAATTCTTTGTATTTTAATTCAAAAGCCACATTTGCATCCCCGGGTGGTTTTATTATTAAAGGTCATTCACCAGATTATAGCACTAGTATTCAAAATCTTCCTGGAAAAGGAACTTACGGTATGTGGTTACAGAATGTAGATAACATGGATCCAGGAACTACATTTGTAAGCGATGGACGCGCACAAGTAACACACGCAATGTCATTCCGTGCTGGTATTGACAATTTTACTGCAGGATCAGATCATAATCACGTTCAATGGCAAGGTGCGCCCAGTAACAATACACAAGCATGGCAGATGACCAACGGTGGTTCCACTAGTGTTTATGGTTATGGATCTAATACATATTCACAAAGATTTTTAGTTCACACTCTTCCTCAATATCAAATCAGCACCACTATTGCAGCTACTAGCGGATACTTTGATACCAGAAATGCCAACCTTGTAACCAATACAGACAAAGTATCTGGTGTTGTTATTTTATTGGATACTACTTTCGGTGCAGGTAATTATAATTTGATAACTCCCGGTTCTGTTGTGGGTGTAACATTGAATCCAGGTCTTGTCGGTCTTGCAGCTGTTATTTACAATTCACAATGTACTCAAGTTTCATCAAATGGCGGAAGTCTTTCCGCATTTCAGTTTGATTTCTTTATTGGCTCAGGTAGTAACTGGGTACCGGCTCAAAAAGGTATTCAAGCTGTAAATCTGCAATCACGAACTAATGGTGGTAATCCAGGTGTTAGTCTAATTACCAGTCAGGTAGGAAGCAATCCCAGCACACAATATGTGGGTATTACTGGATGTTATCGGAACATGACCAAGCATGCATTGGCTCGCTTCTCAACATCATCTATTCTTTCCGGATTCAAACCTGGTTCACCACTGACACTGTGGATACCCACTGCCATGCCATCTACATCTCCAATAGGTACAGGTTTCATCACATCAGATAAAATTTCTACATTTGCACAAGGCACATTTCCTACTGGTGTTCGTACTGGTTACTTTGATGCTTATGTCATCAATGTGAGTGGAGCAGACATGGAGTTTGCATTGTGCAATCTGATGGATTCGTATGGATTTGAAAATAGATTCTGGCCCATAAGTGCTGCAGGAAATGCTGGATGGTTGTTATATGGTGGCACTCAAGATACAGTGCATCGCCCCACATTTGGTACCACGGGATTTTACTTTGAACGGGAACCTTGGTACTTTGCAGATCCTTACAATTACTTGAGCGGAGGAATGGTTAAGTGTGTAGGCTTGGGTAACTCTGAAGTATATGGAGATTTTTCATATGGCTTGGGATATCGCGGAGCAGTACTTGGCAAAAAGTCTGGTACGTTTGCGGGTGATTATAATGCAGTTTACAGCGACAACTCAGTGGCTTTGGGTGGAGAAGGATTGATTTCACTCAGCAGCACACCTTATCAAGCAGTTGTAGGAAAATATAATAACCCAAACAATAATGCATTGTTTGTGGTTGGTGCAGGAGGCGGCGATACAAATCGTGTTAATATTTTAGAAGTTAATAATAATAGTCTAACTGTAACCGGTAGTCTTAGTGCTTCTGGTACTATGTTTGCTTCTGGCGGTAATAGTAATCAGTGGAACAATGCTTATACCAATCTCGTTTATAACAGTGCGTCTTATCTTTCTGGATTCAATAGCACGGCCATAACTCAAAATAGTGCAAACTGGAACAGTGTTTACAGCACTGTAAACACCAACAGCGGAAATTATATATTGGACGGAGGAAACACCAAGGGTGCTAATATTTCTATCGGTACCAATGATAATTATAATCTCACACTAGAGATAAACAATAGCAGCAAATTGTTATTAACTTCAGATACCCTTTCGGGTAATAGTATCAAAACTTCATTTGGAGCAGGATCGGCCACAGGTCTTTATAGTTTTGCAGAAGGTTTAAGTACATTAGCTTCTGGTAACTACAGCCATGCAGAAGGATATTTGACAATAGCTTCAGGATTAATGTCACATGCAGAAGGAAACAGAACCCAAGCAACAGACAATTATGCACATGCTGAGGGAGAGTCCACAAGAGCGACAGGATATGCTAGCCATGCAGAGGGTGATAGTTGCATAGCATCAGGTACCCGCAGCCATGCGGAAGGTTCCAGTACAACAGCTAGAGGAGCAACCTCACATGCAGCCGGTAGTTATGCAGAAGCAGCTCATGATAGAACGTGGATATGGAAAGGATCAACAAATACTAATGTAATTTCTACTACTAGAACTGATCAATTCCTAGTAAGTGCATCCGGTGGTATTTTCTTCCCAAGTAATGTTGGTATTGGTACAGATAATAACACTAATGGATTAACTGTTGTAGGTAATACAAGCGCAACGGGCATAGTTTATGCTGATGGGGGTGACAGTAATAATTGGAATAGTAATTATTCAACTACCCAATCAAATAGTGCCAATTGGATATTAGACGGCGGTAATACAAAAGCGAATGATATTAATATTGGTACTAATGATAATTATAATCTTTTTTTAGAAACTAATAATTCAAAAAATTTTGTTATAACACGCGTAGGTAACGTAGGTATAGGAACACCGGTCACAACAATAGCAAATAATCAAGATTTAATCGGATATAATTTCTTTTCTTTGATTAATAGTTCAGCTTCTACAGCTTCTCCTTCTCTTGGCGTTACATCAATTGCAGCAGGTCTTATGACAAGATCTGCAGGTATTGGTGCTTTTGTATCAACAGCAGGATGGGGATCACAAAATTATACTATTGGTGCAGCTAGTGTAGCAACTGCAATTGCAAACAATGAATATTATACTATTCCTATTTATTCTACACAGAATACAACAATTATTATATCATCATTAGCAAGCTTTATAGTGGATCGTTCCAATAATGGTCCTTCTTCTATAGGATTTTTATATGGAACATCCAGTAACCCTTTACTTGCAAATACAATAGCAATTGCTACTGTTGCCGCAACACCTTCAGACATTATACCCACAGTTAATCAAGCTTTAACTGCTAATCCTATCACTATTACACCCGGTACATCAGGCTACATCTTCTTAGTACCATATGGGGCAGGCACAAACACCGGTAACTTGAGATTCATAAGCAATTATCCTCTAGGAAATGCCAATGATTTGAGCTTTCAAGGCACTATTACCGATGAACCTTATAATAAACTTACAGTTAATGGTGCAATTAGCAGCAATAATATTATAACTGTAGCTAACGGTAATAGTAATCAATGGAACAGTAATTGGACCACCACAAATGCAAATAGTGCAAACTGGAACAATGCTTATACAAATCTGATTTATAATAGTACTGCATATCTATCTGGATTTAACAGCACAGCCATAACTCAAAATAGTGCAAACTGGAACACCGCTTACACCAATCTAGTTTATAACAGTACTGCATATCTATCTGCTTATGACATGAGTTTGATTAATGCAAATAGTGCTAATTGGTCTTCAGTTTATACTTCTTTTAACTCCAATTCAGCAAAGTATGATTCTAATTATACTACAACAAACAGTAATTCTGCTGCATGGAGTAATTGGAGAAGTATAAGTGCCAATTATGCACTGGGCTCTCAGTATGTGAAATTGTCTGGAGATGATATGACCGGATTACTTACCAACAGTGTGGGCATCAGTTCATTCTCATTATCTGCAAGATTCATAGACTTGGTTCATATTCCTGCCAATGACGGCACCAATCCGGTACTGAGAATAGGTGAATATGATACTGCTAGTGGCAATCAAGGTTTCAGTGGCATGTACATGTCTTATAATGAAACGACCAATGCTTTTGGAATCAGCGCACAATTCTCTCCTAATGCAGGAGTACCTGCCATAAGCATTGATAGAAATGCTAACACAAGCATTCGTTCATTGTATGCAGGTCCACTAGATTTTGCCTATACCGGGTCATTCACTTCGTTGTCATCCATTAGCGGCATGTTCGTGGATCCTGTGAGAGGTAATGCCGGATTCGCGACTTTTGATCCAATTGCCCCGCTGGATGTGCGAGGAACCATGGTGCGTGTTGCATCAGCAAGAACCATGACAGCGCCTTCCAATCTTAAAGTTCAAAGCAATTATGCATATGTTCTTAATTACACAAGCGGTTCATTGCAGGTTTTTGACGTTTCATACACCAGTACGTTGAGCACAGTCAGTGCGGGAGCTGGAACCAATCCTTATGGATTGTATGTGAATGGTGAACATGCATATGTGGTGACAAGCAACGGCTCTAGCAGCCAATTATTGATATTTAAATTGGCAGCAGGAACACCAATCATGATCAGTGCTACCACAATTGGTTGGGGTACTTTTAATGCAACCGATGTTTATGTGCAAGGAAACTATGCATACATATTAGGTTCAAATAGTAGCGGTCCAAGTGCAGGACGATTCACAGTGTGGAACATCAGCAACCCGGCCAATCCTCGCATGATCATAAATTATTCATCAGCAGGAATCAGTCCACGAGGATTGCTTGTGCAGGACCGTTATGCTTATTACATCACCTCTAGTTTCGGAAGTCTTAATTTATATAGAGTGGACGTTTCTGATGTGGCAAATGGTAATCTACCGGCTCCAATATCTGTTTATGGTACAACCGGAAATTTTTATTCTTTTACTGTTCGAGGAAATTATGCATACATGGAGATAAGCGACACTATAAGAATTCTTGACCTGACAAGATTAAATGTTGTTTCAACCACTACAATTACAACCATTCCACTCAGTTGGAATGGTGAGATGGTTCTGCAAGGAAATTATTTGTATGTTATGCGATTTTCACTTTTATTTAAAATTGATATTAGTAATCCTGTTGCTCCTTTCATTGTGCAAATACTATCGGTTAGTACAGGTAGTACTACTTATTTGAATTGTTTGCAAATACAGGGACGTTACGCATATGTTTTGGATCAAACAACCGGATTGAATTCAATACGTATAATTGATCTGGGAGGAGCATACATACAACAATTACAGACAGGAGGAATCAAGACCGACAAATTGTATGTGGCACAAAATTCCATACTGGGTAATGATCTGGATGTATCTGGAGGTGCTGGTTTCGGTCAAGGATTCAAATCATACAAGGATTCAAGCATTCAAGGAGCACTGACATTGACCACGCTTTCTGGTGCCAGTGCCGTCAATTATTTCAGCGTTTTGACCGGATTCAATAGTACTCTGTTCATGGTCAACACAGCAGGTAATGTTGGCATCAACACAGGTTATCCTAATGAAAAACTAACAGTGGTAGGTAACATCAGTGCCACAGGAGATATTAGTGCTACTGGTAATATCACAAGTGGAGTTTTAACTGTTACAAACCTTGCCAATATATCAGGTGTTGTGACGCTGGGTAATTCTTCCAACGTCTCCACACTTCAAATCAATGGTTATGCTAACAAAGGCGGAGTGGGTTATCATGATTTTGCATCTGTGACCAACACATATGGTTCTGCCACTACACCCAGCAAGTTTTTCCGTTTGAATTCATCTGGTGGTCTAGAAATAATTAATAGTGCTTACACAGCCAATTTGTTGCAAATTACAAATGACGGTGCCATTAACGTATATGGTGCTAATGCAGCTGTAGTCTCTAATAATGATGCACTGAGCGGTTATATTGGTTTTAACAATAATAACAGTCAAATCTATGATGACGGTAACACCCATATTCATAGCAGAGGTTCAGGCAATGCCATGTGGATCAATACCAACAATGGCCAGCTCAATCTTTTAGTTCAATCTCCAGTAAGTGGAGGATCTGTTGGAACAGGTGTTGCTATAGGTACCGGCACTCTGAACGGTTATGTTAGCATCAATTCAAGCAGAAATACCGCTATTACTCAACCTTATGGTTATTTGATTTCTAGTGGGGCAGGAACTACAGCCGGAACATCGCCTAATCCTTATTCACTCACATGCTCTTCACGCATTCAATGTCCAGAGTTCGATGCATCATCTGATGAAAGATTGAAAGAAAACATTGTCCCCATCACCCTAAATGATGCCTTAAATTTTGTTAAAGGTGTTTCTGCTGTTACCTTCAATTGGAAAGATAAGGAAAACCCCGGCAAAAAGAGTGGTTACATTGCACAACAAGTTATGCGGTCTGGTTTTGATCATATGATTAGTGTTGTAGGTAACATTGATCTTCAAGAGAAGATTGATGCAGACGGTTTTGTTTCACCTGCAAGTGCAGCATTGGTCATGAATTATGACCAAGTTATTCCTTATCACAGCACTGTGATAAAGAACTTGTTGGAGCGTATAGAGCAATTAGAATTGGAAATTAAAAATTTAAAGAAATAAAAGCGGTTTCAACGAACACCACAAAACGTATGTTAGGATATGGTCACCGAGTTAGTTCACAATCACGGCAACAACCACCTAAGCATTTAACGTGAACTATTATTAATTTAAACGACCCTACCAATAATTCAATTATAAATCATTAACAAAAAGTTTTATAATTAAATGAATTATCAACCCAAGTGTTCCCAGAAATATTAAAGACGTAAGTACTTGTTTTATAGGATGATCATTACCTAATCTGTGCCAAATATCAGTTACTTGATAATAGTAATCTCTTGTGCATTTATCTTTGTTTAAAAAATTGAATGGCATAATATATTTTATATAAATTAATATTTAAAAATAACAGTCTTTGCTCTTAGATTAGGATCCTGCATACCATCTGGGCTGTCCATTAGATTATATTCACTGGTGTTTTTTTCAGGATCATGAACCACATAACTGTTATCGCCTGCACATCCAGTCAAAACTAAACAAAACACAAGTTTCTTCATATTTTTTATTTAAAACATAATCATCAAAATCAACATTTGTTAAATAATTTGGAATGAACAGGTTAATTGAATATTTTAAAAATATGAAAAGCTGGAACAAAGCTTTTTTCATGCTGTTCATACCAGCCATGCTTTATACAATATGGGGAATGGCCGAATTATACACCACTTACTTTAATATGCTTACATCAGAAGATCATCTTCAATTCTTCTTGAGAATATTCTTTCCTATCAGTGTGGGTTTGTTCATTACAAGTTTGGAACGGCGCAAACGGTTAAAGGAAAATGCAGAACTGAAAACAAAGATTGAAAAGTATCTGAATGGTCAGTAACGAACAACCACACTTAATATATAAAATAAAACACCGGTGCAAAGCAGAAAAGTCACCAGATCCATAAATTTATTTAATAAATAACAATATGCGATACAATCAATTGATTGAAGGTTTATTGAGCGGTTTAGCTTCTGGAAAAACAGAACAGCAGGTTGCTGACAAACATGGCGTGAGTGTGCAACAGATAATGAAAGAATTGGAACGAGGCAAACTTGTTGAAATGGAACATACCAAATGTCCCAAGACTGCCCGACTTATCGCAATGGATCATCTTTGGGAACGGCCTGATTATTATATAAAATTAAAACAAGTTGAAGCAAAATAGTTGAAAAAGGTTTTGGATGATATAAGGTATTCATTCATGAAATACACAATCCAGACCAAAGAAAAGGAAAGCATGGTGGAATTCAGCAAGGTGAAAACCGGGGAAGTTTTTAGTTTTTTTGATCATGAAAGCTTACAAAGAGGCAATCACGCCATTTATATGAAAATGTATACGCCTGGAAAAAACAGTTTTGATCACGACATTGTGGATCTTACTGATGGAAAAAGTTACAATTTCAGTGAAAAGAAGCGGGTAACCTTGAATGATCCAGATGAGGTGCAAGCCAACAAGGTTTATGTATTGAACGTGAAATTGAATATTACTTTGTAATTTGTATAAATAACAGTATGCGAACAGCTGATCGGGATATGTTTTCAAAATATGAATCCAGTCGTAGAGTACTGAATGAATCAGATGCAATAGCACAAAAGATGCTTCAGTTTGGCAAAGCTCTTGGTCACTTGGAAGGGGCTGTTCTTGTTGAACTGGGTCGTTTAAAAGGAGTGCAGGTGGAACTGAACAGTGGTGAAATAAATCAATCCATAAAGAATCTGCAGGATGCAATCAATACTGCCAAGCAACTTGCTCCACAAGCTCCGATAGAATCCCCCGAACAAAAATAATTGATATCTTAGTTGGTAGTAATAGATAGCTGTATGAGTAATGATAGTGATTTGCGGGATATATTTGCAATATTAAGTTTACATGCCCTTATTATTGATAAGGGTTATGCGGAAGGTGCTTGTGCTGAAGCATATAAGATTGCAGATCAGATGCTTACGGAACGAGAAAAATAATATATAAATATTTCTGTGGAGTGTGATCACAGACCATATCATGGTCGGTTGCGATGTATTTATTTTGACAAGAAAGATTAAATAACTATATGGCCGAAAAGAAGAAAAAGAAAAAAGTTAATATCATGAACTTGAAAGAGTGTGAAGAAGTGATTAAAAGATTGGGCGGTCAACTGGAATGCCAATACTTTCAACAAGTTATGAATCAATACAACAAACTTGTTGCGCAAAAGGAGTTTGATAAAAAATGAAGTTTGATGATTTGGTAAAACACATTCTGAATGAAAGTGATTATCATCACGATGGTTTAACCGTTCCTTTTCGTTATTTGGGATTTCGTTACATTGTTGTGGGTAGTGTTGATTATGATACAGAAGATACGAACTGGGATAATTGGGATGTGGAAATATGGGACATTTATGACCGAGATGAAACCAAACCTAAAAATATAGGTCAAAAAATAGAATATCCAGATGAAGGTATCATCATCAAAGCCAAAGAAGCACTTCGGGATGACGCTAATGAAAGAGGAATAGAAGCTGGACATTTTGAAAAAGGCAGACCGGAAAAAGAATTTAATTGGGAAGATGACAGAGGCGACTGATGAATTGGCAAATGTTGGTGAATGAGGTTGAAACAAAAGAACCCAAAAGTTTCGAAGAACTAAAAGCTTCTTTCAAATTCAATGATGAAAATTATTTTGCATACGGAGATGTTAAGGTTGGATTAAATGAAGCCGAGGTGAAACTATATCTCATATTGGATGAAGAGAATAACGAGATACTGAATCCCCTACCAGAAATGATAAGGGATGCTCAGTATGCCCTGCAAGATCATGCCAATTACTTGGCAAAATAATAAACTGCAGCAATTAGTAAAACAAACGGAATCAACCACTTAAGCTTGATTCCAACACAACATTTACAACTCATAATATTATATATTAAATAGACTAGCTTTTTAAAAGTTGTTTGTAAGTAATATTATGAAAATAACATTGGATACTGGATTTATCAAAGACGGAACAAAAACTGATTCAATCAGCGTCACCTTGGATCATGATCAAATAGTGACGATTGAAAAGACACAGGGAGTTGATGCAGCCAATGCAGCAATCGACAAGTTCCTGCACAAGTACACCAACGACATCAAGACCAAGCTGGTCAGTGTTTTTAACAAATAATCTTCTTTCCAGTATCATCTGGAAATAAAAATGAAGTTGGTTGTTAGCACGATCCTGTATCACATAGGAGATATGATCAGCCGTACCATCATGCGTTGGGGGGATGGTTTTGGTTATCCAATTTATAATAAACTTATGCTTTGGAGCGTTGAGTTGGATAAGCACGGAAAGATTTGGAAAAAGGTCAAACATCGCAAAAGAAAATGAACCAGGCAGAAATCGAACAAAAAATAAAAGACATGCTGGACCGGAACAACATCAAGATTGTTGAGATAGGATTTCTTAACCGTTTGTGGAATTGGTATGGGAAACCCTTTTTTCACCGTATAAAATATTTTATCCAGGAAATTGTATGGGGGTATAATGAAACTGATCCTTGGAATGTGGCATGGTATATTGCCCGTAAAATATTACCTCCTTTGAAAAAGATGCGAAACAACTTTCATGGCACCAGTATTCGATTTCACAAAGATGGAAAGGATGGAACTGTTTCTGAATTAACAGATGTAATTTTCGGACCAGATACAGAATCATTAACTGAACAGGAATGGCGAAGTGTGTTGGATGACATCATATTTGCTTTTGAATATCAACTAAAAGAGGATGCCGACAAAAAATCCAGGAAACGCCAAAAACGAGGATTGAAATTGTTCGCCATTTACTATAATAATCTTTGGGACTAATCATGAGCCTTATGGAACCTTATCGTAAATTGAAAGAGCAGAACAATAAACTGCAAAAGGATTTGCAGAAATTGGTATTGGAAAACATCAGCCTGCAAAAAGAGATAAGGGAACTTAAACATCAACTTTATAGCGTCAGCTTCATCAAGATGCTGGAAAAATACAGCAAAGAAAGGAAACAGAAAAAATGATCGACAACAGCATATTCAGCAAAATGTTAAGCATTGATTATCCCAAAACACTTAACCTGTTTCAGGATCCGCTCCGACGCATGACCATTCATGCAGCTTTTGTTAAACTGGCTGCAATATATGAAGATAAACAAAATGTTGAAAATTTTAAAAATGATCTGGAACTTGCTGTTAAATCCCATATTGAAAACAAAACAAAAGAGGGCAAAGACGAGGATTATTTTGAAAGCTTTGAAAATGTACTGAATGAAAGCAGTGATAATTTTGTAAAGAAATACAAGCAACAAATGGCCAGCCGAATACTTTATCGTATTGAAAAAGACAATCTGAACATGAATGATGATCAAATCATGAATTTTCTCAAAATAAACCAGGAAGACATGAAAAAGGCACAAGTTTTGTTGGAATCTTATAAAAATAAATATCAGTAATATTTTGGTTATTTAAGGATTATTTGAATAATAATATTCATTATAATCCTTAAATAATAATAATGGCCAACATAGAGATAACGACGGCAGATGCTCAGACAATTAATGGTATAAGAAATGCATTGAGTGCTGCTCCTATTGGAGTGCCAGTGACCAGTCAATATTTTGTTGATGCCAACAGAACTGACACATATGTTCAAGATGGCAACATACTAACACCATACAAAACATTGAGTGCGGCATATGCAGCTGCAAAAATTGGAGCCACCAGACTCAATCCCAAGTACATCAACTTGCTCAGCAGCATCACAGAAAATTTAACCATGGACACAGGTTATGTGGGATTGCAAGGATTTACCAATTCTGGTGTAAGAGCTCCCTTGTATTTGAATGGCACCATCACCATTGCTCCTACTGCAGGCACAATCACTGACAATTTTTTTGGCATCACAAATTTGGCCATTCTCAAACCTGAAGTGACCAGTGGCAATTGCATTGATGTGCTGGGCGGTGCTGTTCCCCTGAGAGTATTTTTAGAATCAGTTTGGTTTCAAAACGGAAGCCCCAATTCTTTTGGGGTAAACATTAATAACACAGGAGCATCAAGTGTCGTTAATGGGCAGCTGAGTCAATTTAGTCCTTTTGCTACAGGCGGAGGAATTGTGGCAATTAATGGCATTTGCAACATGGTGGATTGTGATTCAACAGGAGGTTCTGCTTCCTGTGACAGCATGTTTGCTGCAGCTAGTGGAGGCAAATTAAACTTTATTCGGTGTCAGCTGGAGGGCGATGCAACACACATGATACTATGTTCAGGAGGCGATTATGGTGTTTCTGGTTTTAATATCACTCTTGCCCAAACTCTGTTAACCAACAATCGCTCCACTGGACATGGAATAACTTTGTCTGCAGGTTCTCTTGCATCGATTGGCACCTGCGGACTCAACATTCTCACTGGATCTGGTGCCAAAGCCATTAATGGGGTGGCTTCAGCAAATCTGGCTACTTTTCCATATTCACTGGTTTTGTTTGATAATGTGAATTTCGTGAATGCCGCTGGAGTTCTTGCTCGGAATACTACCGTTACCACTAACAAGGTGGCATACTCGGTAATGAGTTAATGACAAAAGAAAGAAAAAAATAAAGAAGAAAACAAAAACATTTTTTGCACGTAGACCATTCTCTTTTGGAATGTAAGTATAAGATGGATCTTGGACATTGGCTATTGGCTGAAAATGTAACTTTAAATGAAGAAACATTTGGCTTTATATATGAGATAACTAATACAGTAACAAATAAAAGATATATTGGTAAGAAACAATGCAAATCAAAGCTTAAGCGTAAACCACTAAAGGGTAAGGTGTATAACAGCGTATTAAGCCTTTCCGATATTCAATCATTGCATGCAACACACAAAGCCCGATTTGGATACTAACGTTTTGGTTATTATATAAATAACTTTATGGACGGTTTTGAAAAAGAATATATAAAAAATAAGCTGGGCAAGAAAAAGGGTAAAACCTTGTCTAAACAGCCTGAGAAGGTTTTTGAGGATTTTGCAAAAAAAATAGCTGAAATTATATCAAATAAAGAACCTATTGCTGCCAAAATAATCCGGGAACAATCAAACAAGACCTTAAACAAAACAAATTATCTAGAGGGTTTTAAAGGGGACAAAAAAACAGTTTCAAAACAAAATCAAGCAAACATTGTTAAACCATCCTTTCCAGCCTTTCAAAAAGGTTTTGTTAGCCATGGTGCAATTGATTATGACTTTGCCATCATGGAAAGCAAACTGGAACAAGAGAATGTGCATCATGAAAATCATGGTCATGACAGTCATAGCGGAGGCGATGATGGCAGTGCAGCCACAAAAGAAGGACCTCTTGCTCCTCCCATACCCCCGGTTTCGCCTTATATATTAACCTATCAGGGTGAAGAATTAACATATAATGGTGTACAAATAACTTATCAAGGATAAATAAAAATATGGCCATTGAACTAACAACAGCAAGTGCCGCCACATTAAGTGGCATTCAAGTTTATACATCCGGTTTAACTCTTGAGGTTGTGTTTCCTAATGCAACATTACATTCAAATAGTGGATGGACGTACATTGGAGACAACGGCCAGAGTACTGGAGATACTGTAGATTTTACTCACCCCACTTTTAGAAGAGTGGCTCAAGTTCAATTTAATTACTCTTCTCTTACAAAAATTATTGGCGGTCAAAATCTTGTCTCTCTTAAAGATTTTGGTACCCAGAGTTCAGTATATATCGGTAGTGGCTTTAGTGCTGTCACATTGAATGCATTCTTCACTGCTCTGCCTGCCACCACCAAGACAGCCACTCTCAATGTTGCAAACAATCCAGGTGCTGCCACATGCACCCCTAGCATTGCTACTGCCAAAGGTTACTCTGTACTCACCAGTTAACGCATACTCAAGTTAAAGTTAATCACCACCCGCTCTTTTTCCCCATAAAAGGGATGCACTTCATGCAGTATGTCTCCGGGCCACATCATGAGAAGTCCTGGTTCCGGATGCACATAATGGTTGTAATCCCTGACACGGAATGAGAACTTGCCTGCATATGGTTGAAATTTATCTGGTTTGCCATCTTCAATGTAATAACCTCCGGCCCATATGTTGGTGAACCGGGGATCAAAACCATATTTGAGATGATTGTGCAATACTTTGTAATCACCATTCTTGTAAAATTGAATCCAGCTTTCATCCACATGATGAACAGAATGTTTTAAAATGTCCAAGCTGGTGTGATCAAAACTGTTGTAATAATCATCTACTGCTTGTTTGTAATCTTTTAAAATGATGCTTCTTAGCAATTGTGTTTCTGGTTCCTTCACATCCAAGAAGTCATTGGTTTTTACTGCATGCCATTTGCCTATGGATGGAGCATTCACTTGAGAGAATGTTCGCTTTTCTTGAAATTGAGTGACCATGCTTTTGGGTATTTGAGATTTGCACAAGTGCTTTTCATCAGGCACTTCCACTTGCCATTCTTGATAATAACTATGAGCTATTTGCTTGATCTTAATATTAAATTTTTCAATATCTTGATCCACATCAGCAGAGGTCAGTTTGCGATACCACACAGGCACTGGTGCTACTGCATGCAAAAAGCTACTATGCTTAAACTTCTCCATTTGCATATTTACCTGTCCTTTTAAATAATGATATGTATAATATTGTTTCTGTTGCAGTAGGAATGCAATATGAAAAAGAAGTGCAAAGATTGCTGAAGGCATATCCTCAAACCATTGTTATTACACAACGCACATCCGGCGTTGAAACCAGCTTTAAAATACCTGTTCTAAACGGGTTAGCCACCAAATGCAAGTTTGGACTTCTTATACCTGAAAATCTAAAAGGTCCCATTTTGTTTTGTGATGCAGATTTGTATCCGGTAAAACAAGATCCTTTACAATACTTGAAGATTAAGCCGGAAACTGACGTTGCTTATGTGATATATCCAGGCAAATGGCACTTTCCACCTCGTCTCAAAGACTTTGAAAATGCCATACAAAAGACAGGCAAGCTTAATTCTGGATTCATGTATTTTAAGAACATAGATGTGTGCAGAGATGTTTGCCACAAATGGCACAATGAATACATGAAGCGAATGAACATGCACTTAAATGGTATCGAAAAAGCAGATATCACAGGTGAATATGATGAACCTTCCCTTGTATATGTTCTTAATAAAGAAAGCTACAATCTGGAATTCTTGGATGATCGTTGGAATGTTTGGCCCACATCAAAAATTAATAAACAAGAAGCTTATTTTGTGCAAGAACATTTGGACAATTACACCATGTATGCATTAACACCCGGATTCAAAAATGATGCTTAACAAAGCGTATCTTAAATTATAATATATTGACAATAATACACCTTCATTTATCTTGGGCAGATGCTCAACGCCTATAATTATTGCCTTAAAAAAAGCAACAGTCGAAAAACAAAAAGGGTAAGGATGTTATTGACCGGATTCTTTAGTGTATTAGCCCTGGAACTGATTTTGTTATGCATGGTACAACTGCCAAAAATGAAACAAACCCCATCTTCAACCCCTGTTAAAATATATAAAAATAACAAAAAACATTGAAAAAGCATATCCCCATATTAAAGTGGGCCTATGAAAAAGAAAAAGGTGGGATTAACCAGACCAACAGCAGATAATTTGTTACAGGATCTAACCAAAAGGGCAATTGAAACATGTATTCTATCTAAAGAAGAATCTCCTTATTATGTGACAAAATTGGCCGTATTTGGCAGTTATTTGAAAGGGAAAAATAAAATGGGGGATTTGGATATATTTGTGGAAAAAAGATGCAAATGGAATGATCGAGAACAAATGCTGAATTATTTTGAAAAACTTCCCAGCAACAATGGTCGAGGGTTTTTGCAAAGAATGGCATATCATGAGAATGTATTTTACAGGATTTTATTAAGAAATAACCATAGCATCAGCCTTCATGATATGAGGGACAATGAAAGCATGAAGAAAAACGATCCCAATTTTAACTATCAAGTATTTTGCCAAAAAACTGATCTTTTATATAATATAGAAGAAAGACTGAATAATTTACAAAAAATTATAGATATTGGAATATCAAATGCATTTACTGAATCATCCAATATACTGGATGAACGAATTGAAAAGTTAAAAATGGCCCAACATTTATTACAAAATACACCGGATGAAACGCTCAATGATCAACAAATAGCAGATAATATCATGAGCACCCTGAAAATATTATGAGCACTGATACACTATTTGCAGTTATAGTACCATTCTTCTTCGTATGTTTTGGACTATTATGGATAGGTTTTGCAACATATGATTTTATAAAAAAGAAGATAAAATAAGCTTTTTTTCATAATAATAAAGCATAAAAAAGGAAAAAAAGAGGGTAAAAAAAGGAAAGTATACATTTCCCCTAGAGTAGATATGGTTTGTTTAAAGGTTTAATAGGGGAAAAGGAACCTTATATACCTTAAAAGCAAATATCCATATAAGAGGGTATAATAGGGTATAACAAGCCATATATCCTTATAAGAGGATATAATAGGGTATATCAAGCTATATTACCCCATTTGCCCATGTGGGCAATATTGGGATGGATAAGATAGGGGATAAGACATGATATATTATAGGGAATTATTGTCAAAATAAATTATAAGTACTGTCCCCTCCGCACCCCCAGATCCTTTTTTTATTATATTTTTCATATATTTTTTTTATATTAATTCTTATCAAAATCCTGCTTTTTGCGTTTTTCGCTTGTTCCCCAAATATTATATTCAAATTGTTAAATATTTTTATGAAACTCAAAATAACCAAAAGTGATATAAGAAACGGCAAACAACATGATCCATCAAATTGCGCAGTTGCGCGTAGCATAAAGCGCCAATATCGCGCTAAACATCAAAAGAAAGAACTAATGGATGTTAATGTATTGCCTGGTCATGTATGCATACATGTTTTTGAAAATAATAAGGTGGTAACTTATGGTGCCAAGATGCCAGTTAAAGGAACATCATTTGTTGAACAATTTGATAATGACATGACTGTAAAACCAATGAGCCTGGATATTCCTTTAAAACGTACCGGAATGTTTAAAGCTTGCGCTATATAATAAGTTTATAAGTACCCAGTAAACTTGCTGGGTAGCTCAGAGGTAGAGCGGTGCACTGTTAATGCATTGGTCGCAGGTTCGATCCCTGCCCCAGCAGATAATAATAATAATAAGATAATAATAATAATTTCGTTTCTATTAGAGCAACGTTGCTCTATTAGACAAACCTCTCTATTAGAAAGGTCTTTCCCTGGGGCATGTCTTTCCCTAATAGGAGCACTTTATCGTGGCATTTGATAATATAATAATGCACGATAAGATAAGATAATAATATGAACATGGGGGAGGAACTGCAGCGGCTGCAACATTTGATAGGTGATCTAGAGAAACAAAATCAACAACTCAAAGAACAACTAGACACTTTCCACCGAACATATGGTTGTGAAAGCAAAAAGGATGGTGAAACAATTAGCACCACATTGGGATGTTCCACAATGATAACACATGTGAAAATATGAAATATAGCAAATATTGGAATGTTCCAGAACTGAGTAAAAAGGAAAAGAAACGTCTGAATAAACTGGCCAAGTTGCGCGATCCATTGGAGATCTGGCTGGACCATCACAACCACAAGCTGGAGGTGTTGCGCACACTGGGCAGCGTAATCAATGCAATACTAGGTTTATGCGTGTTTTTAAAAGTATTTGGAGTGTTGTAAACCTGGTTTACACGCTGCTGCTGCAGCTGTTGCTGGTATTGCTCATATGGACACTGGGTCTGGGATCGTTGTTTCTTGCATATGTTTTTGTCAAAATCAAAGATTTTATAATAAACGGGGACAGGGCCCGTTAAAACCTTTTGAACATATGTTGCGTTTTCCCGTCAAAACTTTATGAGCTTGAAGGGAATAAAAATCGATGATCTTCCGGTACTGAGTGACGAGACCATAGAACGGTACCAGAAAGCAATTAAAAAGGGCCGCCGCCATTTCCTGGACAAACTGGTGCTTCACAACATGAAGTTGGTAATATACCTGGCTTATCAGTACCGTCCCCCAGCAGGTTATAGCCACGATGACCTGATCATGGCAGGAACTCCTGGATTATACAGTGCGGTCCGCCGGTGGAAGAAGATTAAAGGTGCCAGCTTTGGTAATTACGCGGCATATTACATCAAGCACGGTATCCGGCGCTTTATTCAAAAGAACAGCAATGTGGTCAGTGTACCATACCGGCATAATGATGATGTGGCCCGGGCATATCACGAGAAACATGAACTGGAGGAAAGACTGGGATGCGGCATAGAATTTGATGATGAGCGGCTCAGTGCTGCAGCGCTCAAATCTTTCAGCAGGATATGCAAACGTGTGGACCTGGATAAACCAAATGACGACGGTGAGTACATGGAGCTGCCGCAATCTGAACCTGAAAATATGTACGGGAATGAAGAGTACGGTGTGCTGCACAAATTAATAAATGAACTGGATCCCAGGCAACGGGAAATATTGCTGGCCCGTTTTGGTTTCCATCAACAGGACCATATTCCCACACTGGAAGAACTGGGCAGCCAAATGCATGTTACCCGGGAACGCATTCGTCAACTGGAGATGAGTGCCCTGTACAAAATAAAAAAGAAATTAGAAATATATAAAAAGAAATATAACCTGCAGATCACATAGAGTTCATGATGATCACCGGCTGCAGGTTATGCAGCATGCCACATATGTGGCATGGATCCTGGAGCTGCGTTATTATTTTTTGCCCGGACCAAAATTCAGGAAGACCATTCTAATAGAAAAGCGTGTCCATTGAACATGTATAGGGCCCTATAACATTATTTTATTAAAATATATATTCTTTTTAAAAATAATATCATTAAGTATCAACAATTTAAGAGATTTTATAAAAATAACGGTTGATAATGTAAACAATTCATTTATATAAGAAATATGACTATTACATATCTGGATGAAGTTCCCGGGAAGAAAGCGGCAGATGCTGCTGTCCTGGAGATTTCTGAAAAGAATAATACTGGAGAAGAAAACAATATGAATACATCAACCACTGAAACCCGTCGGGGCCGCAAGAGTGAAGGTAAAACAGCCAAGCTGGTATGCCTGATTACCGGTGCCACGCGCACTGCAGGCAGCGGATATCTCAGCACCAAGCCAGCTGAGTTCAGGAGCCAATACATTTGCCGTCCTGCACTCAAGTTGCTGCGCCAGGGATTGAACGTGCAGCAGGTGCGCGAGCAACTGAATGCAACAGCCGGTCTGCCCGAGATCAGCCCGGAAGTGCTTCAGAGCGCTATTACCATTAACGGTAAGCACAAGAAATAATATATTAATTTATTATCTTCCGTGAGTGCACGGTAATCATATCCCGTGCATTCCGACCACCCTGGATAGCGGAACATCTCTTTCCACTCCGGCGGAACGATAATATATCCTTACCATTACCACCCAGGAACAACCATACTGAAGGTCAAACCTGTCTAATAGAAACGTTGATCCAAAAAGCATGATAAAGGAAAATACCATGATAACAGACGAAGAGCTGCAGCTGGAGCTAATGGAAAAGAATGTGGGCCGCAGCGTCACATTTCAAACCGATGACGGGGACCGTTTATATGGCAAGATAAGCGGTGTCAGCAACACTGAGCATTATACGGTGTTGATTGACTGCAGTTGGCCCTGGCCATGGTACGTGAGAAAAGAAGCCATTCATTTCGTGGAAGAAACATCAACAAAAATAAAATAATATAAAATGCATTTCGACGATAGTGAAACATTGGTGATGGCGCATGCAGCATTGGTTGCACTGCAGAACACTGAGATCCTGGAAGAGCTGCATCTGGAGTATGACCTGGGTGACGATTTCATCGCGGCCCTGAAGACCAAATGCCGCCGCCTGGTTGACATTCACGCGTGATCAGGGCCGCTGCAGCGGCAGCAGAACTGTAAGAGTCTTACAGTCCCGTTTTTTTCCATAGAACACCACCGGATCAGGGTGGTGCCGGGAGCTTCTCCTGGATCTTGCCATCCCCCGGCAACATCTCTTTTTTAAAATATATAAAATCTTTTTTGTTATTTTGAAATAAATACATCAAGTAATGAAGAAGAAGATTTTGCAAAAAAAGACTTGCAAGAAAGAAAAGAATATGGTTACCTCTGATGACCCTAAAACAAAGGAGGGTAACCAAGTGAGAATGACAAACAAGCTGAGAAGCAAGCTGAAGAATCTGGTCAATATTGGCCAAGGTCTTTGGCGTGTATTCAACAGAAATGGGGATGCTTATTATTGTAAAGATCCTCTTCTTCTTGCAGATACCATATATCGCAGGAAGTATAGTGAAGTGAATATAGAAAATCTAAACGGCCAATATATCAAACAATACTTGATAACTGGCAAAAAGGAGAAAGCACAATGAAAAGAATAAAGAATAAAAACCCTAATCGTAAAATGATCAGCGAATTCATCGAGGAGTATTATCCAGATGAAGCGAACAAGATATTGTTGGCAGATAATTTTGATGGTGCATTCATTGGAATTGGAAGTGCATTTGGTGGAAAGAATGTGGCGATCTATGACCGAGCCAAATGCATCAAGATTTTGGAGAAGGATATGAGTCCCGATGACGCTGAAGAATTTTTTAGCTACAACACCGAAGGTGCATATGTGGGTGATTACACGCCCATCTTCATGCATAAGGTGAGCTAATGGCGGTTATTAGAGGTTTTAATAACTCACCCACCCCCATAAAATATAAGATTATTTTCTTGTATTATTTTCAAAATCTGTCACTCTCCAACCTATGAGCAACACAACAGCAACTACACCTAACAGCGGAGCGGTGATGAACCTCTCCCACAACGAAACCAATCTTACGAAGGTTAGCGAGATCGTTATCCCCGATCTTTTCAACCGCCGTTTGAAAACTGGAAATGAGATGTTGGATAAAGTCTTTGGGGGCGAAGGTTTGTTACCATCTACAGTTTTTACACTTGCGGCTGGTGCTGGTCTTGGTAAGACAACCTTCCTACTTCAAATGCTTAATTGTATGACCAAGGTAGGAATCAAAACTGCTTATATCTCTGGCGAAGAAAGCCGTGAGATGTTGGCATATACTTGTCGCCGTCTTGGTTTGAAAGATGTGAACATCGCAATTCAAACTGATGTAGACAAGGTAATTGAAATGATGAGCCAAGTGGATGTGATGGTAGTGGATAGCTTTCAATGTCTCACCACGGCAAAGAAGATGAATGCTAGGGAGAAGGAAAGCTATTGTCTCCACGAGATGATTAAGTCCAGCAAAAAGACAGAGTGTGTTCTTGGATTGATTCTTCACGTCACAAAGAGCAACAACTATCGGGGTTCGACTCTCATTCCTCACGCCGTGGATGCAAACTTTATGATGCGTTCTAGCGTGACCGATGAAGATGTGCGTGTGATTTACAGCACAAAGAATCGGTATGGCAGACTCTACAATGTCGAGCTTCGTCTTGGACATAACGGATTCGATTTGGACAATGCAATTCGGGTGAATGATGGAACTGCCCCTGCACAAATCGACCCTCGCAAAGTGCGTTGGCAAGAGGATTTGAAAAAGGTTCTCTCGCTTGCCGAGCCATTGACCCAAACCGATGTAACTAACGCCGTAGATGGAAATGTTCAGCGGGGTTATCTCATCATTCGCCAACTCATCCGAGAGGGCAAGGTGATGAAGGAAGGTCGGGGAGAGGAAGCAGTCTACAAACTTACCGATGCTGGCAAAGCTAGTCTCGCCCAAGCCAACGAGGAAGGTGCGGGTGAGGAAGGTGGAGATGATGTTGGTGAAGCAGGTGGTGCTCAAATGGAGGGTGGGGTTTAATCCCCCACCTTCCATCTAGGAGGACAAATGAAAGAAGATATAAAATATAAAAAGTTATTAAACGAGAGTGTGGATATACTTGCGGAACTGATGAGCCAAGCTGACGAGGATACTCCACATGAATATCGCACCCGACACTTTGATGAAAGCATGATGACTGCTCACGACTTCATTAAAAAATATCGGGAGCAAACCAAATGATGGTGGTTAATTATGTTGCAAGAATGTGGTTTGAAATGGAGACACCTATCGGAACTTTTGATAATATACCGGTAGACGAACTGCTAAACATGGCACAGAAAAGGATTGACTATTTGCGAAATCATCCTCAAGATGCAAATGAAGCATTCGATTATGAGGATAGCTATACAACAGAAAAGGAGATTGCATGAAACGAGCAACTGAAGTATTGGAACAAATACTAAAAGACTATCAAGAACTGGTCATGCATGGTAACGATGATCTGTGGCAAGAAAAACTGATGGTAAATATGTTGGAAGCCGAACAAGCATTGTTGAATGAAAAGATGCGGGGCAGATACATGGCTGAACAATATGAGTTTGATTTTAAAAACTAATTGACAATCAACCCAGAAAGGTATATAAGGTTAAGAATATGGTAGACCGAGTAAACATGAAGGTGAGTGAAAGGGAAAGACAAAGCAACGATTCGTTTGCTCGTTGTCTTAAAAAGTTTAGTGGTAAAGTGCAGGAAGAATGTGTGATTGAAGAAGCCCGAATGCGATCAAAGAAGATGAAGCCCAAAGCATTTGCTCAAGCCAAACAACAATTAAAGATGAAGATGTGGGGCAGTTATGTATGGAAGCCCCCATTCAAACACCAGACCCGAATAGAAAAGACGGCGTAGAGCTTTGCCTCCGTCGTCTAACTGGTTAAGACCCACGACTTATACTCGTGAAGCTCTAGATTAGGGCGCAATATTGGTTCGAATCCAATCGGAGGTAAAAAGGGAACATAGTTAAATGGTATAACAGCAAACTCATAATTTGCCAATTCCCGGTTCGACCCCGGGTGTTCCCAGATCAATCAATCCGCCATGATATTCAGCATGACAATTACTACAGAGTATTACACACTTATCTAATTCCTTTTTTAATGTTTCAAAATTATAATTTTTAAGATCAGAGATGGCATATTCTTTTTTGGTCTTATCAAGGTGATGAAACTCCAAGGCACCGAAATATTTGTTATATCCACAAACAACACATTTACTTCCCTTGTATTCCAAACATTGTTGTTTTAACATTTTTTGTCTTTTAAAAGTGCGTTTACAATTACAAATTTTACACCAAGGATGAAACTTTCCATTCTTTTCTACGTAAAAATTATCCTTATTAACTTCTTTTTTTTGCTTACACTGAGCACAAATTTTATATATTTTATTGTTTTCTTTAAATGCAGCATTTATACCTTTTGTTTTTAATGAATATTTTTTTAACCAATATCTAGTAGCCGTTTGGCTCTTACCAATTATTTTGGATATTTTATAAGAAGACAATCTTTGCTGAACTAATGATTCTAAAACATTTTTATCCATAAATATATTTAGCTTGAAAGTTAAACAAAATTTTATAATTTTAAGCTATATATAATAATCATGGGCAGATACCGAAGTGGACAAACGGGGGAGACTGTAAATCTCCTGGCTTACGCCTTCAGTGGTTCGAATCCACTTCTGCCCAATGCCGGATTAGCACAGCGGTAGTTGCAGCGGTTTTGTAAACCGCAGGTCGTCGGTTCAAATCCGACATCCGGCTCATGGCGAGTTCGTCTAGGGGTCCAGGACACAGGACTTTCATTCCTGTTACATGGGTTCGAATCCCATACTCGCTATTTTATTATTGACAATAAAATCAGGTAGTATACAAAGCGTATAGTTCTTCGATATCGGAGAAGGTTGACCGAAAGGTTGCAGTTCTGGAAAGTTTCCAATGGAGACATTGGTTATGTATAACGGAACGCCAACACTTCTCTTGGCGAGTCTGACTAACTCCCATAAGAGGATGAACCTGCCAACGCCCAGAGTCAGAGGCGAAAGAGGAGCAGGATATTCCTTTACGAAATCATGAGCGTAGAGGGTCGAAGAACTATTTTTAATATTGACATTTGTGAAATAATTGACCAAGCTAGCAACATGAACAACAGATTAAGCAAAAAACTAGAGAAGGAAATATTATCAGATGTGGATAGCGAAACCATGCAAGCCATTGAGATATTCTTGGTGGAAGCCACATGCCGATACAAAATGATGGTGATGGAAGAAAAGACCAAGCAGGTTCAATCGGACTGGAATCCAGAATGGGGAAACAAGCCAGATGCTTGATGTTACAGCCATGAAAGAACGAGCCACTCATCGGGTGTGGCAGGTTCTGGAAGAGCTGAACGAGGAGTATGGTGCCGAGTTCGATTTTCCCAAATTGGAATGGGTAATCATTGGCAGCACTGCAGGTCGTGCATGGCTACAGCAATGGCGTATCCAACTGAATGAACAGCTATGCAAAGAGAATATTGAGGATTTCATGAATGATACCATTCCTCATGAAGTGGCACATTTGATTGCTTATAAGGTTTTCGGGGACGATGGACATGGAGATGGATGGCGGAGTGTAATGCGGGCACTGGGATTGAATCCAAGCAGATGTCATGACTATGATACCAGCAAGGTTGACGGCAAACGAAGCCGAAACAGCATGTTTCGATAAAAAAATATAAAAAATAATTAAAATAATTGATTTTTCCATAACCCGTGAGATACATATGGTTGTGGACAAAAGAAATTCCAAACACAAGGTGGTGAGAGAAGACCACACACCAAGTGAAGAGGAATTGTTGTTGATGGAAAATGCAGGGGATGTGGGGTTCAATTGGATGGAAGCCCTTAAAGATTTATTCAAATAAAAAAGATTATATATTTTATTTTGGCAAGAATTGTTGTTTTGGTCTGACAGGCGGTAAATACTTTCATGATTAATAAACTACTCAAATGGTTACTTCCTTTACCCTTCGCAATGCTTCTATCCAGCTGTGCCACCAATAACGGCGGAGGTGGATCCGGATCAACTGGCGGAACCACAGTCCAACAAAAGATCGAGCAGGCACTTCCATATGTGAAACCTGCAGTTAACCTCGCCTGCACAGCAGTACTTGAAGGAGCTGTCAGCCCCGAAGATCGCGTTACCAAAGCCAAGATGATTCATGATGTTGCTAATGTGGTTCGTAGTTTGAGCAGTGGATCTGTACCATCTGCAGACGACCTGGATGAAGCTGTGGCCAATTTTCTCCCGGAGAAAACACATTGGACAAACTTCGCTGCCAGTCTTAGCGACGTGTATCGCAATCTTTACGGGCAAATTGGAAATGATCCAGCACTGGCCCTCAAAGTTCTTAACGCGATTGCAGATGGCTGCGTGAGCGCCACCTCCAGTTACGTAAAATAATGGACGAGTTTGGTGATATTGTAGACAGCATCTACAAAACATATTTCACCAAATTCTGGGGACACGAAGACTTCGAGGAAGTAAAAACAAAAAAGAATAGTTTTAAATATAATCAAGACGTGTTTGATTATCTCACGGACCACGGATACAAATACGATTTGATACACCGTACATACACAGATCCACACGGTAATCCGGTCCTGAATCCTGAATATGTTTACCTGAATTTGAAAAACAAAGACATTGTTCCCTGGGAGAACCCGGATGAAAAAAAATAATTACTGCCGCATGACAAAATGGTTTCACCCGTTTGAAATTTTGTTACGCCGCTATTACGGAGAATACGATGGCTGCAGTTACGGGCTGGATCTAGATCTGCGCACCACAATCACATATCACACTTATGAGTATGGGAAAGTTTTCACCATACGCATTCTGGGATTTGGTTTCGAAATTTCGTTTCTAGAGCTCTGAAGAAATCTGTTGACGCTTGGTGCCCAGATGTTACAAAGGTACCATGCCAAGACCATGTAATCGTTGTCGTTTTAAACCGAAGCCCAAAGCTGTTTTTAAGATTATCCGAACTAAGAAAATCAAAAAATGATTTGAAAAAAGATAACTATTTATGTGGAAAATTTCACAGACAAAGAAAAAGATTTGTTGATCCACATTGGTTATTTGGTTCTGGATGATAGTCGTTTGAGTTCTATTGTGTTTCGGGAATTGCTTGATACATTCGACATTGAAGCAGATAGTGCATCAGATACTTTGTTGGAAAAGCTGACAGATTTGGTTTGAGCCACTTGATTTCTTTTAGCCATACTTTAACATCAGTTTAGTTCTTTCTCCTGTTCAATCACCTGTGGTGGTTGGCTCAGAATGTGTTGTTCATGTTGAGGGTCGTGTTTGTTTCCCGAAACAGAGTCAGACAATGTCTGGCAGGAGAAGGAACTATTTTTATAAAATATAATCTTGACATTTTGCAAATAATTCGGCAAGCTTGCCCCCATGAAAATGATGCAAGCAAATCAAGTAAGAGTAGTCGATGATCCAGCAGGGCTGTTGCTTAAAGCAATCCTTGAGCAAGCTGTGATGGATATCGTAGAACCCAATCAGTATGTGGATAAAGAAGCACATACCACAGCCAAGAAACTCATCAGCAGTTGCGTGTTGGATGAGCTTATTGAAAGCAGTGGACTGGAACTCAATGCCCATGTGGTTCGCCAGCGTCTTAAAATAGCAAGAGATAAGACCAGCGATTACTATTATGGCGTGGGAGTGAACTGATGAAATTCACAAAAAAAGAAATGCTGGATTGTTTGGCAGAACAAAACGGACAGCGGATTCGTTTCAACATGCCAGTTGAGTTTGATCAACTGACCAGCAATTGTATGGGTATACAATTGCTGAACGAAATGGTGGACGAGTTTGTGGAAGATGGCTATCTTTTGCAAGACTTGGTATATACTCCAACCAAAATGGATGGTGAAACCATATATGTTGAGGTGGATGCATTTGCAACCGATTGGATAAAAGGAAGCATAAATTAATGAAAATTAATAACAAACAAATCACGGCACAACATTTTGCTTATGATGGATGTCACAAAATCTATCTGATTGAATCAGAGGAACAACGAAGAGAAGCTCAATCAAGTGAGTACAGCGTCCTTCATATCTCAAAATTAAAGAAGACTTTTGAGGATAGTTGTGGTCTTCGGTTCATATCAAACTGGGCATTAAACAAACAATATGTAGATCAGTGTGAAGAAGCGGAGTTCACTTCATGAGGGCTGGAAGATACAGCACATTCGAAAAGCTTTATCAACCAGTAACAAAGCAGGATGGAAGCATGTTGTTTGAAACATATGGATATGATCTAGAGGAGGTGATTAATACAAACTATAATCACATATGGACACTACTAGATTGTGATGGCAAGTTGAGAATCGGTGCAGGTTATCATATCGTTAACCGAATGAACTACATCATCACAAAGCATCCTTGGATCAGCAACGAGTTGTGCTTCAGTTATTAACTTCTTACCAAGGATAGTATCAAAATAATTTGCGGTCTGACCAAAAATTCATCTTGCCGGTCTATTAGAAAAGTTTGTCCTTGATGCATGTGTTTATATATTATTTTCTAAAACGTATGAACACTTCATAAATGAAAAATATTCCAAACAACAATAGTGATGTTGGAATAATAAAAGTGAATATAATTCCCAGAACTGCAGATATGATTGTATTAATCATTGGGAGGATTTATTAATGGATTTATACTTTCCAGAAACTTGCTGATCTTTTCCATTTCTTCTGGTGTCACTTCATCATCTTTGTCGCCTTTGTCCACATTCATACTGCCCAAATAAAACTTATTCTCTGGCAATTCATCATGATCGGGCAAGTCCCACGGATTGTTGATCATGAAACAACTCTATCATGGCCGTATGGGTTATCAATACTTTGCAAAAAACAAGACAAGTAATGTGAAAATGGTAATACCAAAAACCAAATCAATCATTTTTCGTGTTCACTACGATTCATGATTACACCAATTGCCACACTAACAAAAGCACTGGCCAAGTAACCCGCCAATGCATATCCAATAATACTCATTAGCATATAAGATTATTTATCCTTTCTTTTTTGCAAATATCAGATTTTAACAAAATGTAAAGAAAAAAAGTTGATGAAAACTTTTTATTATATGCTTGACATTTTGCAAATAATCTATCCTGGTCGAAAAAGATTTTGAAAATAAATCTTGCTATTTTGAAAAAAATCCAATAAACACTTTTGCGTGATGCGAAAAACCAAGAGATCATGTGATCAAAGGTTGATCAAATCATAACCCTAACGGAGAAAATCATGTTACATTCATTAAAGTTGAGAATTGAAAAAGGTGGCATACGCATGCCACGAAAAAGGAAAACGAATCCCATCAAGACTGCTTTGTCTCGTATGGGAATTGGTGATCGGGTAATGTTTCCTGCCAAATATTATGCCCGAATCGTTCCTTTGGTGTATCACTATGGCAGAACACTTGGTGTGAAAGTCACCATTCGTCGCTTGAGCGATGATACCTATGCGTTCTGGCGTGTGGTGGCCGAACTCTTATAGTTTGGTTAGGGAAGGAAAATGGGGAGGAAACTAACCCATTTTTCTTTATTGACATTTTGAAAATTATTCCATAGAAAGAAAACATGAGAAAGAAAAAACAAGTTGCAACAGTCGAGTTACCCGAACCGCAGGAATCCGCAGAACGTAAGACGCTTTTTGATTTCCTTAAAGCATTAGGAATCCAAGTGTTGAAGGTTCATTATAGTGGTAGTGGAGATAGTGGTCAGACTGATGATATGACCACCATACCTGATAAGCTACATAAATTGTTGGATGAACAATTAAATGAGAAAGAAACATTACGCAGTTATCTTGATACCTTCACTTGGGAAAAGATTGAAGATGAAGAAAGTGGTTTCTACAACAATGAAGGTGGATATGGTGAAATCATATTTGATGTGGCTGAACGCACCATCAAAATGGAACATAACAACTATATTCAAGAAACTGTATATAGCGAACACGAACTATAAAGGAGAATACAATGGCTCATCCTTATCATCATTCAGTAAGTAGTGTAAGAAAATACGGGGGCAAACCCGAAGATTATCAAGCCATCCATGATTGGTTTGATGAAAGCAAAAAGATGTATGCAGATTTTCGTCATCGTGCCTTGCGTCATCATGCCGAAGGAATCTTCACTTGCGAAAGAATCTTTGGCACGACAATTACCAATAGCGATGGTCGTAAAGTGCCAGTCCGATTCATTGGCGAACAGCATGTGCTGGAAGATATGGGACGCATACCAACTATTCAAGATTGGTTCTGCCATATCAAACCCGAAAGATGGATGGGTCAACCTCCAACCAAGCTGGAAAAAGAATTGGAAAAAAAGGTTTGACATTTTGGAAATAATTTAGTAGCGTCGATCAAGATCAAAGCAAAGGAAAGCAAAGGGCAGAGGCGATAGCCAAACCCAAGCAGACCAAAGCAGAGATCAGAAAGTAGGTGGCAAGTGGCAAAAGCAATTGAGAATGTGGGCGGAATTGAAGTTCCCCCGCAAATGCCCAACATTCCCTATGGTGGGGAAGGCAACAACGAAAACCTGTCCAGCGTGGAACTGCTGGCTCTTGTGAAAGGTAGCACAAGGGAGTTGAGTGACCATATCAATGATTTGGTGCCAGCAGGAAACTATAACATTGATTTTACCCTGCGTGTGCAGGGTGGGATTCGCAAAGGAAATCCGCAGGAACAGATGGTGGTGGCGGAAATCCCTTGGGCTAGCATCGTGTATCAGCTCGCCCAAGAAGTCAGTCCCAAAGCTCTTACGCGGGCTATTGGACGGGCTATGGACGAAGACCAAAGCAAGGTCAAAAACTTCAAATTGGAGTGCGAACAGATCGTGTCCGATTTGAAAGGAAGAACGAAGAGGGTGATTCGTGGCAAGGTGACCACGGCATTGACCTTCACTAAAGTTTAACCTCGGAGGCACGACACGAGATGGGGGGAAGTTACTAACCCCCATTTCATATAATATAAAATGAAATATGTGTTGTTTGATTGCGGGGAAACGGACTGTGTTCTGGTCACAGAACATGGTGGAGTGGCATGTGCTCATCATAACGGTGACCATATAGTATCAGAATATTATCAAGAAAGTTTATGCAAAGATGACCTGGAAGGGGATAAGGATATCTGGGAGATTCTGGGCGAAGGAAAATTGTACAGCAACGATTGGGTTGATAGTGAAGAATCAGATACATATTATCCACTCAAAACAAAAATTGATGATGAAGTGGTGAAGGATTTGCGGGAATGGTTGGTTCCTGAAAATGATGAAGGATTCACTGAATATCGAATGAAGTGGGATGATGATTATACTTTCCTAAAAACATTTATAAAATGATGCTTGACATTTTGATAATAATTCTCTAGGACAAATCTATGCCAAATCATACAACAAATCTACTAACCATCGTGGGCGAAAAACATATCCAAGGATTATTGCGTCCTTTCCTTTCCACTGAAAACACAACAAGTGATGTGAATGGACTGGCAATGATAACCGAGAATGAAGAGGATTTGCAAAACAGCATCTTTTTGGATTTGAACAAGATTGTTCCTATGCCCAAATATATTTTGGAAACATCAAAGTTTAGTGATGTGGGTTTTCTTATGACGAAACGCACAGCACAGGAACGAAAGAAAATTGATATTAAACAAAAGAAATTATCAGACAAGTGCAAGAAGCTTTATGGTGTGACTGGATGGTATGACTGGAGTGTGAAATACTGGGGAACCAAATGGAACACTTATGAAACACGCTGGGGTGGCGTTGACAAAGATGATAACGAGCAGTTGTTTTTCCAAACAGCGTGGAGTCCACCTGAAGGGGCATTAAGTAAATTATCAGTAAAACTGAATAAGATTGTTCGGCTCACTTATATGGATGAGGGATATGGATTCTTTGGCACTTACCATTTTTATCCAAATGGTAAAGTTGATGATGAATGTTATACCGAACACAAAGATGTTCCCGATGAACTTTGTGAAGAATTGGGTATCAATACATATGAAGAGGATAAAAGAGAAAATGATGAGGCAGATGAAGATTCTCGGATGTGTAGGGAGAATGCATAATAGCCCAAAAGGGATATGCCATATTTTTTCTTGACATTTGTGAAATAATTCCATAGAAAGGAAGCATGAAAAAACTACTACTCTGTTTGCTCTTGCCTGCATCAATCCAAGCTCAAGGAATGATTAACATTCAAAGCGGAAGCGGAACTCCTACCGATATGGTGGTGGGAGGATTGCTGGGAGCATTGATTGCACCTATGATTAGCAAAGGAAGCGATGCCAAGCTGGTCGGAGGATTGTTGGGGGCGATGGCAGGTGGAGCATATGGAACTGCCCAAGCCCAACAAGGTCAGATGGTGGATACAAAGATGCAACAACAGCAAATGGCATATCAACAGCAAATGATGCAACAGCAAATGGCGTATCAACAACAGATGGCAAGCATGAATACATCAAGTGGAGTGGATTATAAAACCATACCCAAGCTGGGAATCAAAAAGGGCAAGATGGTTCAGTCTCCTTACAGCCGTTTCAGCTTTGACCCATCCAGCATGAACATGGATAGCGGAGAAGTCGTCTTTGACCCTATCTGTGGCAAACCCATCAAGATTCCATGAGATACTTAAAATATATAATCTTTTCAACAATTGCCATATCTTTACCATTAAGGGCAGATACGGAGTTGTTCAGTTGGGATGGTGAAGCATTGAACGATGTGGTGGTGGGCATGGTGGTCGGTAGCGTGTGCGGAGGTGGTGGAGGAATGTGGGCAGTTACCATGGTGGGCGGTGGAGCATTGGGTTATCTTATAGGAGCACCAGATAGGCAAAGTGAAAAGATGATAAGGAACAATCCAAAGAATAATATGGTTGTCGATACCAAACATCCTTTTAAAAAGAATTGAATTGACATTTGTGAAATAATTCGATAGAACAATTTTATGAAAAATAAATTTGATGAACCAGTAAAAGAATCAAAACAGTTTCAATTTGAACATGAAGGACGAGTGCATAATGCATATGTCAGATACTACGGAGACGGAGAAATGGATGTTGAGATTACCGACAATAATCCTAGCGATAAAGCTTATGACCATGCTTGGAATGTTGCAGAGTCCCTAGGAATAATTTAAATAAAGCTGGACATTTGTAAAATAATTGGGTAGAACAATTTTATGAAAAATAAATTGGATACTTTCATGGACAAGTTGGACAACCCGCTTTTCACCACTATTCATGGCGAAGATGATGAACTTATGGCAAAAGAATACGAGGAGGACAAATGAATAACGAAAGACGAATTATTATTGAAGAAGTGGCAAGGATTGCCCTTGAGGATATGGACTATCGAAATTACTTGGCAAACGAACTTGACCTATCAGATGCTGAAATGGAAACAACCTACCAAGAACTTTGCAGTCACTTAAACAAGGAGTAATAATGAAAACAAATCATAAAGGTTACGAAATACTGATTGAGCAGGACAATAACCCCATCAATCCAAGAATGGAAAATGACAACCTAGGAAATATGCTTTGCAAGCATAGCCGATACAGCTTGGGCGATGAGAACAACATAAGCATCCAGCAAATATATCATGATGTGTTGGACATGTTGGCTGGAAAAAAGAAAGATGTTGTTGCCCTTCCGCTTTATCTTTATGACCATAGCGGTATTACCATGAATACCACTGGGTTTAGTTGTCCTTGGGATAGTGGATTGGTAGGATGCATATATGCTGATTATAATAAAATCCGCAGTTGGTATGGTGTGAAAAAGGTAACTAAAAACTTGATTGAAAAGGTAAAGGATATGTTTCGCAGCGAAGTGAAAGCGTATGACAATTATATTAGCGGGAATGTGTACTGTTACACAATATTAAAAGATAATGAAGAGATGGATAGTTGCGGAGGTTATCCTTACGAGGATGCATTGCTTGAAGCAAAAGCAATCGTGGACAACATGGCAAGCCATAAAAAGATGGTAACAGCATGACATACGGCGAGTGGCGTAAGATTATGATGGAACAGATTGCAAATGAAAATCTGATGGAACTATTAGGTAAAATAGAAAAACTGGAGAATAAAAATAATGAAAAAGAAAAACAACATAATACGAATTGAAATCAACCGAGGCATGGCAGAACTTGTTTCCAAGCCAGCAGGAGTTGTTGTAGAGATTGCAGACTTTGATATAGGAGAGGATCATCTTGAAACATATGGAGTGAAGCAAGTTATCAATGAAAAATCAAATAAAGCCAAGAGAAAGTGTGATTGTGATTTTGTTGGATGCCAAGGTTGTTAAAATGAAAAAGAAAGCATGGAAAAAGGATCCTGCTTATGATTGGCCAGAGGAAAAGGATAGTCGGGGAAAAAGAATAAAAGAATATGTAGTGTTTAAAAAGGAATGTATTGATGTTAAAAAGGTAGAGGTGAGATATCCCAAGGGTGAAAACATGTATGGTGAACCCTGGTGGATATGCAATTACAAAGGCAAAACATTCCGAAGCATAATACTATCAAATTAATACCCGCATTGAAAAAATAAAAAAACTTGTCTAATAGACAAACCTGGATGAAGGTCAAACCTTTCCATAACACGCATTCATATATATTCATCACTTGATATAAAATATGATGAAATGCAAGTGTCTCATTTTTAAAGACTTGCAAAATCGACATTACCGAAAAATAAGTCCTTGATAAAGAAGGATTTGCAGATGTTGAAATTTAACATTCTGCAAATCATTAATTCGTAATGAGTTGCGTTTGGGGATATATGGGGCGTTCATAACTCATTGAACATTAACATTTGCCGGACATGGATTCGAACCATGAAAGGGTGATCCAAAGTCACCAGTGTTACCATTACACCATCCGGCATCAAATACCGCTGATAACGAATAATTTAATGGTACACCATTCTATTTCTATTCTTTTCTTAATGATATGAAATTGTAATGCTAGGGATTCCAGCTCGAAGCTTCGAGACTGGCTATTCAGCCACAGCTTATAGTGTCTGCCTAGCATCCCTCAAAGCTATCAGAATTTTTAAAGAATGTAAAGCAAGAAAAGTGAAATGGTATTTCAGTAAACAAGATCGATTCTTTTTAAAAAAAGTGTATGGTGAAAACATGACAAAAGAAAAAGCACTAGAGATTGTGAAAACTGCAGAAGCTGAATATGACCAGGACAAAGAGAATCATTTTGGTTTGGCATATCATATACGCATGATTGTTAATTGGAGTTATTATTATAATCACACCTATGAGTGTAATGCTTGGCAAAGATTTCATGAAGGAATGTGGGCAGATGAAACATGTAGCAGTGATGAAATAGCAGATATTTTAACAAGAAAGATAAATGAAATGGAAAATCTTTTGTTTAAGTATGGCAGATAAAGCTGGATAATTTATGCAAAATAAAGCTGGACAATCCTTGTAAAATCTGCTCATATAGATTCATGAAGATTGGAATAGGCAACTGGACGCTAGTGGTTTCCTCTTGGAAACTTGGTGGACATTGTTTCCAAAATTCATAAAAGGAGATAGTTATGGCACATGACCTGTATATACGAAAAGACGGAACCGCCAGCATGATCAGTGGCAAGGGTTTGACCCCTTGGCATCGGTTAGGCAAGGTGGTTGAAGGTGCAGTGACAGCACTGCAGGCGTTGGTGGATGGTGGTCTCGACTTTGTGGTCGAGAAAATGCCCGTGTTTGCACGGGTTGGCGAGCAGATGGTGCGGGTACCAGATGCTTACAGCACGGTGCGGACTGACACTGGTGAACCGCTTGGCATTGTTGGTGAACGGTACAGCATTCTTCAGAACCGCCATGCCCTTGACTTCTTTGACAAGCTGGTCGAAGAGGGTGAGGCAACCTACGAAACAGCAGGAGTGCTGGGTCGGGGTGAGCGGGTATGGTTGCTGGCCCGATTGGATGAACTGGGGTACACCATTGGTCAAGGTGATAAGATTGAAACCTACCTTGGTTTGTTTAACAGCCACAATGGTAAAAGCCACCTACAGGTCAAGAGCATAAACACTCGTGTGGTATGCGCCAACACTTGGGCGGCGGCCATGGGTGAAACTGGCAAGCGGGATCACAAGATTCGTCACTCTGGCAATGTGGAAGGCAAACTGGATGCCGTTGCTGAAGTGATCAGTGAAGCGCGTTTGAATCAGCAGGTGCTGAAACGCATCTTTGATCGCATGCTTCTTACCAAAATGAGTGAGAAGCAGGGCGTGGAGTATTTTGAGCGGGTGCTCAATATCCACGAGATCAAGTCGGATGATCGTTCCACAAGGAGCATCAACGAACTGGATACCCTTCGCGGTCTCTCCCTTCATGGTCGGGGAGTGGATAGTGCCATTCGGGGCACACTCTGGGCAAACTACAATGCCGTGACAGAGTACACCACTCATCATCGCACCATCAAAGGTGAGAAGGATGATCCTACCCTGCGCCTGACCAGCATCCTTGAAGGTCGGGATGCTGAACTGAATCGGCGGGCAATGGAGTTTGGGGAGATGCTACTGAACTAAAAGGGTTCAGGAAAGGTTCAGGAAGGGGCGGGGACTAATCATCCCCGCCCTTTTCTTTTATTATATAAAGTCTTTTACATTATGGGGTCGTTAATAACGAAAGGGGTCGTTATATAAAAGGATGGCACTTCTATAAAGGGTGGTTGTTTTATATTAGGGGGCTTGTTTTGCAGGGGGTGGCATTAGAATCGCTAATGGGCAAGAATCGATTTTTTTTAAAACCCGGGGCGCATGCCCACAATTTTTTAAAAAATTTTTTTATAATTTTTTTTATATTTCCCTTATGGCCCTCTTATGAGGGGCGAATTCTTTACAAAATATTTAAAACAATTCCAGTTGCACAAGTTCTTTATTATCTTGTAAAATCTCTGGAAAGTTAAGAGGCGGCAGAAAACCTGTATCCTTCATTTCCTTTTCATATAATTTTATCATTCCCCTATCCCGGGCAATTGCTGCCTGTTTTTCATCATCATGATATCCAAAATGATGTTCTTTTCTCCATTTTCTTACCGAAGCTTTAAACTTATTCCTTTCTTTTTTAAATCTAACTCCCATATATTTTGATGTTCCTTTTATGGGTTTTCTTTTTTTTGCAATATTTTGTTGAGGGGTAAGCACCTGCAGATTTTTTATTCTATCATTTGTTGTGTCCCCATCAATATGATCAATACACATTTTTACAGAGGGCATTTTTTGGTGCATGCTCCACCATATGATATTGCTCCTTTTTATAAGGTAAGTTTTTCTATTTCTTTTTTTAGAAATACGTACATAACCTTTATTGGTATATCCCACACTTTTGCCTGTTCTTCTACTATGTACAATTCCAGTTTCAGGATCAGGATTTATATCTTTTAACATATCTTCCCGGTTCTTCCATGCTTTTTCTATTGCTCTTTTCATAATTGTTACTTTACAAAATATTATACCAATTCCAGGTTTAATAACAGTTGTACCATATTATTGTTTATATCATTTGGAAAATTAAGATGGGGGCGACTATATTCTCCCCATAATTCAAAAGCTGCCTTGTCATATGCACGTGCTGCCTGTTCCTCCGTGTCATAATAACCAAAACTCAGATGTTTTCGTTGATGTTGAAGACTGGCCCTCCATTTTTTGCTTTTTTTATTTGGATAATAACATACTCCTTTGTAGATACTGCTAGTTCCACTTTTCTTAGGCATGTTTACTTGTTGCAAAATGTGGTCACTGGGTTGCAGATTATCTATCCTGTTATCATTTTTAAGGTGATTCTTGTGATCTATTTCTTCGGGAAGCCAATGGTATTTCATGTAAAAAATAATGTCATGAATATAATAAAGTTTATACTTTCCATTCGTACCATCTTTAATTCCTACCCTTAGATAACCGTCTTTGTTAGGCTTGTTTAATATAGCCCTGCCGGTTTTTTTGCAATATATTATTCCATTGTTGAAATCTGCCTGGAATAGGTTTTCCAAATCCTGCACACTGAACCTTCTTTGCAATACTTTCACAGGCCATATATTATATTAAACGATTGGTTATTCAAGCCTTTTAATTGTGGTTAAAACATTCGTATAACACACCAGGACGCGTCAGACATGGCACAAGGGCTATCCTTACCCTTTTTTCATCTTCAATCTTGTATATGCCCACATAAAGCTGTTCTGGAAGGCTATGTTGATATTCAGCTTCCAGTTTTATCATTTTTTGTAAAATAATATAATGTTGTATGTTTTGTTCAGTTGTTTTAGGTTGGATTGGTTGATCAAATTGGGTTAGCAGCTCCTCTAGGCTGTTTGGACCGTTTTTTACTTTATCATTTTGAAAATATTTTGTAAAAAATGAAACAAGTTTATGTAACATATTCCGGCAATAAAGCCAATAATAATTAGTGTTAATCCCACGCTGCAATCATTCACAAAAGCTTTAAAGGCAAGATAAAACCATTTTTTCATATTATATTAAATTCATTCGGCTAAGAGGCACAATATAATTAACTGGATGATGACCTTCTCCATATTTCTTAATCATTTTCTTTTTATCAAAATTCTCCCTTGTTATTTCCCCTAGCACTTCTACCTGATTTGGTTTTTTCAGATCTATCCGGCAAAGCACATATAACAGGGGAGGTTTGCGTTCAGCATATTCTTTCAAAGGTATTTTCAGTTCAGGTTCACCCGGTCCATAATATGTTATTGTTTTCACTTCTATATTTTTAAAATCCTCTCCACCATCCCGAACAGGATATATAAGGGTATTCACTTTCAACCCTTTATATTTTGCATAGGCCACTTCGCCAAATAGTCCCACGGTGTGAGGTTCATACTGATCCCCAGATTGATGAAAACGCCGAGCATTCCTGAAGCTTATATCTTTGCTATCATGTCGCTTTTTGGCATGCTTCCGGACTGCATTCACCAGCTTGTCAGAAAACTCAATTACCATCGTTGTGTTTGTTTACCAGTTCCGGAGAATATTGAGGTATGATTATGTTGCTTTCGCCTTTTTTACTTTCCAACGAGGATACTCTTTTTCTCAGATCGCTGCTGCTGTAATCATGTCGCCGTTTGTGATAATAAAGCTCAATGCCATTTTGCATGCAATATTGTTTGCCAGTAAAGTCCCTGTCCCGATATTCCTCGCTAAGAAAACGAATGTTTATTTTCTGAGTCATGAGCATTTGAAGCAGATCATATTCAGTATCATATACCAATATCTCATCCACATATTTGCAAGCTTGCAGTTGCACATATCGTTCATAAATGCTTTGTACCGGTTTGTTTTTTATTCCAGGCCGATCAATCGTGGGATCTACCTGCAGTGCAGATATGAGATGATCACACATTTGTTTTTCCATTTTGAGCATGGTCACATGACCTGCATGCAAAAGATCAAAGCTGCTGCAATTGAAACCAATCTTCACAGTTTTATTTTATAGATAAAAACGTTTTTACAATATCTTTTAAAAATCCGGACCGCCCCATTTGTCCACTGCATCAATTATGATTTTTGGAACCGGTATTTTTCTTTCTAACAATTCTTTATAAAATGACATGGTGCCCCGTTTATGATTGGCTATTGCATGTAAAATTACTTCCGGAACTATTCGATATTCCTGTTTCAAATAAATCAAAGCAATCTGAAT